TGCTCTCATAAACGGCACGATGCAAATCATCCGTCACCTCGCCATTCAGATAATCTACAGCCATATCCTTTGCAATGTCGTCCACATCGCTACTCCTAATCTCCTCATCTGTCAAAGGATGGTCTTTCTTGTAGTTCTCCGCAGCCTTACCAATCGGATCAAACGTTTTCTCTTCCTTCTTAGGAAGAATGGCAAGAGCCTCTTCACTTCCAATACCATTAGAATCCTTTGCCGATTCAAGCTCCCTCTTCCATAATTTTTCAAGCGACTCAGCGTCAGTTACGCCCATTATATTTTGGTAGTCCAAGAAAGAAAACTTGTAATGCAATTTCGCATTTTCAAGTTCTTTGCCAGTCTTACCTTCCTTCAAGGCTTTAAGATATTCAGCCTTTCTCTGTTCAAATATTGCTTTTTCTTCTACTTCTCGCTGTTCTTCTCCTGCTTGAATGTCTCTATCAGGGCTTCCTCCATTGTCATTTTCGGGTTTGCCTTCCTTATCTCCCTCCAATGCTCCACCGTTTTCTTCGGTAGATACATCATCGAGATTCTTCCGCTCGAGTGTCTTATCTCCACTCTTTGCAAGTCCTTCTTTTCTTCTTCTGTCATTTATTGTTTCTCCTTCTCCTTCATTATCACGAATGCCTGTCCCAATGCTTGCATCTGTGACAACTCCGGATTTTCCTTCATTATTTTCTCCCACAGTTCCACTGTGCTCTTGTGTAGGCTGAACATCGACTTTCTTCCGCTGTTGCTCAGTACTTCCACTAATTGATTCTCGTTCTTGTCGCTGTCTTTCATTTTCTCTAAATTTAAATGATTTTTTTGCTATATAGAGTAATGTAGAATTCTTAGTTATATCCGACATCGCATCTATACCATTTTTATAAGCATGTGCAACAAGGTGCGCTAAGGCTTCATCTGCCAACATGCGCAATCCATCGTTGTAATCCAGCTTTTCTGCAAGGTATGAATAACGGTCTGAGTTAGATAAAGTCTCAACAACTTTTTCTAATTCTTCAAATGTTATCTCGCCAGTCTCGTTTACGGAAGAAATGAGCATTTCCACTCTTGAAGGGTCTGCATCATTGTCAGCATGAACCGACTCGTGCTCAAATGTCTCGCGCAACTCTTTAGAACCTCTACTGCCTTCAAGATATATATGGATTTTCCCATCCTCATAATAACCAGGATTATGGGCATCATCTGGCATATTTTCTATTGCGAATTTGTCGTCTGGGTCTTTCGCCGCATCCGCCAAGTCCTTCTTTGTTCTCAGCACAACTGGCTTGTCATATCCATTGCTCTCGGCAAACTCATTCACATACTCTTCCATTTGGTCGAGTATACGTTCACGCTCCTCACCCTTGGCAGTCTTTAGCTGCTCAACAGCTCGGTCAAATCTGTCTGGGTCCATAGGCGAACCCGCGCCTGCACCAGTAGGCGTTACTCCTTCTCCTTCTGTCTGTTCATTTCCTCCTGACGTTTCTGGTTCACTTCCTTGAGTGCCGCCAACATCGCCATTTCCTTCATTTTCTGAACGTCTTGTTTCATAGTTCTTCCAGTTTCTAAGTTTCAAAAATTCGTTAATGAACTCCTCCTTTGTAGGTCGGTCGCCGAACACGTCCAACTGATTAGCATCGGCATAATGTGCCGCATTGCGGTTGTATGCCATCATCAAATCGCGGAAGTCCTCAGCCTTGCCGTCAAGCGCAAGAGCTATAGCCTGTGATATTGGGTCGTATCTATCTGCCGCATTTTCTCCGAACATGGCAGGAGTGCGCAAATAAGCATCCACGTCGCCACCTTGCTGACGTGCCTCATATACCAACTGCACAGCCTTGTCAATCTCGCCTCTAAGGGCATAGTCGCCAAGCTTCATATTGTCAAGCACGGCACGTATACCATTCAGAGCCTTCGACTTCAAACCTGCGTCTGCACCCATCATTCTGATAGTGTCCTCCGAGAACACGCTGCCCAACAGCAGGTTTCTCACAAAGTCCTTGCCCGAAGCCGAAAGTTTGTTCTCGCCCTCGCGCAATCCGGCTACCTCGTTCAAGCCAATAACGCCCTTATCAATTAAACGCTTTAGCAACGAGTTTATTGCAGTAGGATTGTTAAAGAATGCGTCAAGACTGCCACTTCCTTCTATCTCCGACACGATGGCACTAATCTCGTCCGTGTCTAACACCTTGGCATTCTTTACCGACTGCTCTGTATTGCCAATGCTCTTTGTCTCTTGCTTGTTGAAAAGGTCAAATGTCTTACTTGTAAGTGGCATCTTTTTGTCGGGTACAAAATATACAGTACCCTTAAAGCCTGCCTCTTCAATTTGCTTTGGAGTCCAGCCGAAGCCTTCTGCGTTTTCACTTAGGCTCTCATAATACTTGCCGTCAGTACCATAGCGTTCCGCAAGTTGTTTACCCATAGTCGTGCCATTTCCGCTTAACAGAATACCATCCTGCACAACTGGCACATTCTTTAGTGCTTGCCCGCCAAAGTCTCTGCCAATTTTCTCTGTAAACAGACGCGACTCCTTGTCTTTGTAAGAACGTGAGTTTGAGGAAGAGCCGTCTTCATTAACTGGGAATCCCTCGTTCTGCTTAAAGTCATTAAACGGATCGTGCGAAGGTGTAAGTCCTGAAACCTCGCCATAAAAGTATTGACCAGTTATCTTAGTTCCATCAGGAAGAGTGATAGAACCACGTCGTCCGGGAATCTTCTTTGATTTCTCGAACTTCTCGCGCACGGCGTCACTAACACGACTTGCACTATCTACCTCACCTACAGTATTTTCTTTCTCCATCGTAGCCTTCACCTTCTTCTCCACCATCGCCATCTTGATGTTGGTGTAAAGCTCAAGCTCCTTTTGGGCAGCTTCAATAGCAGCCTTCTTCTTGGTCTTAGCCTCCAGTACGTCCGCATCGTCAGCGGTCATGTCTATATCCATCTTCTCGGCTTTGCTCAAATCCTTCTTGGCTCGCTCAATCTTACCGTCTGCCACAGCCTCAGCATCCTCTCCGAATGTCTTTTCTATCCACTCGGCTCCCTGCTCTGGAGTCATCATCGAGTAGGCAGCAGTCTCGCGACCCTTCGAATCCTTTGTCATGGGCACAGGTGAGCCATCGGCAAATGTACGCACAGGCTTGTTTGCCTCGCCAGTCTGCACGGTAGTCTCTGCGTTGCCCTGCTCTGTTATCGGCTGTTCCGGCTTTCCACCTTCAGGTGTCACACCACCTGCCGCATTCTCCATCTGCTTTTGCTGCTCATTCTGAGCATACACCTCAGAGTTCTTAACCTCCAACAGTTCCTGGTATTCCTTTGCATACTCCTCGCTTGCCACAGTGCGCTCCAGTTTCACGTCCTTAACGCTCACGAAGTCCATTTCTCCCTTCTCAGCATCAAGCACGCTAAGCATGTCGCCAACGCTTTCTCTCGCTCTGCCATCATTATCAAAGGCAACATCGCCCGCTCCAACAATCAGCAGTCTGCCCTTGTTGTCCTTCACGAACACCATCTGACCGCCCTCTTGCTTCTCGCCATTCAGCTCGCCCTTGTAGCTCCATTGCTCCACATGCTTCTGCACGGTCTCAGCAATCTTCTGTTCAGTTCCGCGATACATGCCCACAGCCTTAGCCTTGGCGTTGATGTAGTCGGCAAAAGGTGCAAGCTGTTCCTGCGTCAGTCCCGAATTAAACAGCTCCATGTATATCTGAGGTTCCGAAAGACCCTCCTTTGCCAGTCTCTCATACTCCTGCTTCAACACATCGTTGCTTTCCAAGGCTGCATTAAACGCCTTTTCGGCATTATTCATGTTGTTCAGCACCTCAGCCACAGCCTCGTTGTTAGGATTCTCCGTGCCAAGGTTATTCTCCTCAACCACGTCCTTGCCCTCTGTCTGCGACTGGTCGGGATGCAACGTTCCTTCCGGGAACTGCTCTCCCTCATAAGCCTTTCTCAGAGCCACACAAGCATTCTGTTCCTCCTCGCTGCGCTTCAACGGGTCTTTGTCCATAGCTGCCTTCAACTGTTCAGCAGTAAAGCCAAACGTCTCAGCTACAGTCTCCAATGTTTCTTGTGCCGCCTTCTCGTCCTTTATCTGAGCTGCACCATAGGCATTACTCAAACGTTGGTTTTCTTTCTTCGCCCCAAGATTGTATTTGATTGAAACGTATTCGTCGGCTGTCTTATAGCGGTTCTTTGAGAGCAACTCTCCATAAAGGCTATATTCACCCACATACGCTCCTCTCTCGTCACGCTCTATCGCTATATGGTCCATCATCGGACGTGCCGAAGGAACAGTTCCCATAACCAAAGCCGAGAATTTAGCTTTTGTGTCCCAAGGAATGGTATTGTCAGCCATTATCTCGTCATAGGCAGTCTTCACAAACTCAGCGTCCGTGCCATTATAAGATTCCTCGCCCTTTCCTCTGGCTGTTGTCTTCTTGGTTCTCAATGCCCAATCAATAAGATTTTCACTTCTTGTCAAAGGCACGTCATACTTATCATATCCGTAGGTATATTCTTTTCTCCTTGGCGCATTCGCGCTCCCGAACAGCTGTTCTTTCTCCTCATTGGTGAAAGTATATCCACCAAGGGCAGTTCTCTGTCTGTCCGAGACAGTAAGATTATAAAGATTTCTCGCCACCATGCCAAGATAGCTTTCCTTCTTGCCGTCCTTCGCATAACGCTTAGGCAGTCTTGCGTGTGTCAGCTTCAAGGCTACAACATTGGCACAAGCCTCAAGGTTCCCCTCTACGCTCAGCCAGTCGGTATCATGACCCTCTATCATCTTGGCAACATTACCACCCATGTGCATACCAACGCCTTCCATCGCTATCTGGAACACCTTGGCAGGAATGCGCTTAAAACCACTCACATTATACAGGCTTCCTCCAACAGCACCGCCAATGCCACCCATAGTGGCCCAACTTGCGCCTTCCGAAACGCCGCCCATAGTCATAAGCTTCACGGTATTGCCAATAGAAGTGTCGTCGCCAGTAGAGTAGTTCTGTACAGCCGCATTCGTCGAACCGTAAAGCACACCAGTAACGCCTTGGCTCACCATTCCAGAACCTGCCATACGAGCAATACGTCCACCCAAAGAAGAATTTGCCACTCTCGCCATCTGTGCCACTCCATTGCCGAATACCTTTCCTGCAACAGCAGCACCTGCCTTTCCAGCAGCACCAAATACAGGAGCATCAGCAACAAAGCTCAATGTTCCGCGTGCCACTCTTGCGCCCATATTCGGGTTAACATCAGGATTCTCGCCGTTATCGGTCATTGCCATTCCTTGCTGAGCATACTGTCTCTGCTTCTTTGACATCATGCTCATTGACAAGATAGTACCAATCATCGAGTCATTAACACCGCGGATGATGTATTCTGCCGTACTCTTAGGCATATTACGGCTCAGCTCGCTCTTCTCAAACTCCTCGGCTATCTTTGCTTGCAAGCCAGGAGCGAATATCTTGTTTACATATTCCTCTGGGTCAACACCATAGGCAGCCGCCTTAACGCCAATATTCTCAAGCACTTTCGGGTCTGAGAGAATGTTTGCCATATCGCTCTCCGCTTTCTTGGAGAGATTCTTTATAAGCATATCGGGGTCAAGCGCATCGTTGTAAGCCTTGCCAGCTACCATAGAGGCGAATGGTGAAGCCTTGCTCAAGGCTGACTCAGCCTCCAGTCCTCTCTTGGCAGCAGCGTCAAACTCATTGCGGATATTGTAGGAGATATAGTCTCCAAGATGATCACCTGCAATCTCACGTCCGCTGTCCATCATCTGACGCTCCATCTGTCCCTGCGTGTTCACCACATACTGGTTCAGATTCTTGTTGCCAGTATCAAAAACGGGTGTTCTGTTTTTCTTCTCTTCTTCACGTAATGGCTGCATGGTTCTACGTCCTGCCTGCTCCACATTCTGCCCAACGACATGCTGTCTCTCCCTTGTCTGCTTCACCATCTGTTTCACAGCACCCGGCTTTGCATAGCTCACGGGAACCTGCAACCTCTGTGCCGCGTCCGCATTCTTCAATCCGCGCACAAGCTCGCTGTCATTCTGCATTGGAGTCACAGCACCACCATAGCCTCCCCATTTCTGTTGCGCCACGCTCTGTTGTGCCCTGCCTAATGCGGTCTTTGGTTGCTGCTGAGGCTTTGTCGCTCTTGGCTTCTGCAACTTGCGCATAAACTCCTCATACGAGCCTCCCAAGTCAGCACCATTCTTTGTGAACAGGTCGTACACAGCCTTTCTGTTGGCGTAATTGCTGTCACCAGTAAACTTCTTCTCGAATGTATTATAGTCCTGGGTATAGCCGTTGTCAGCCATAAGCTTGTACATCCTCTGCAACTTACTTCTATCTATTGCCATATATTTTTCAAATTAAAGTTTAAAACCCGACGCCCAACCGCCTTTCTTTGGCTTGGCGTTGTTCTTGCTCTTTGCAGGAGCAGCTGGAGCTTTGCCACCGCCAACGGTATTTGTAGGAGAATATCCGTAGTGGTCTATAAGCATCTTTCTGAATTTTCCTGCTCTTGTTCCCTTTGCGTTAGCTGCCCAACCTATCCAACCGTTAAGTATTGCGCCACGCTCTCGTTCATCAACAGCATTTGTGTATTTTTTTGCAGCTGCATCGGTAATAAATCCATTTTTAAACAAAAAATCCAAAATCTGTCTCTTCTCAATGGTATTAAGGTCCTTTTTGCGGTTTAAGTGTCCGTATGGAGTAGAAAGGTTGGTTACAGAACCGAGACCCTTGCCGCTTCCTTTATATCCGCCATTTGCCTTGGTTCTCGATAAAGCAAGTCTGCTTGCGCTAAGACCTTCCGAAGCTCTGTTGTGTCGCATAGTTTCCCCGAGTCTCTTTTCCGAAAGCTTAAGGTTGCCCTCCTGGATGCCAAGCTGTCCCTTGCGGTATTCATTCATAGCCTTAGCACTTTCGTCCGCACGTCTGCCTGCATCCTTTTTCAGCTCAAGGTTCATCGCCTTGTAAGCCTTGTCCGTGTTGGCTGCATCCATCTTGAGCTGCAACTGTGCATCCTTATACGCACTCTCTGCTGCTGCCGCCAATTTCGACTTTCTTTCTGCCTTGCGTTGCTGCATCTGCTGTTCATACACAGCCGCAGGGCTGTTGAACTGCTGAGAAGGACCGCCCTTCATCGTATTGTAGATATTGCCCATGTGTCGGATAGCGTCCGCAAGAGTGGCAATGCGCATATTGTTCCTTGTCATGCGCTCGTCATACTCTTCGTCGGTTTCTCCCTCGCGTCTGCCCGGTCGCTTCTTGGCAAGACCGCCAAGCCACTTAAAGAAACCACCATCCCTTTGGCTATCGTCCCTCTCAAACACAGCAGTAACACCCTTATCACCACCAACAGCACCCAAATCAACACCACCCAAAGGCTTAGAGTTAAGAGCGTAAGCGGCTGGCATTCTTCCTTCCGTGTTTTTGGAATTCATCGTCTGCCACGATTGCTGAGCCTTGCTCCCCTCATTTACAGGGTTGCCGAAAGGAGTCCATCCTACAGTCGTAGGCATGTTCTCAAACGTAGTGGGTCGTCCAGAGCCACCGCTGAACACATTAACAGGTTGCTGAGGCTGAGCCACCTGCCCAGGCTGCACCACATTCTGCTGCTGAGGAGCTTGCTGAACAACCTGCTGAGGCTGTCCAACATTCCCCTGCACAGGCACCTGCCCCGCAGCTTGTTGCACTAACGGAGCAGGTTCAGCCGGATTACTTGGATTTCTTCTTTGAACCATAAGCCGCAATATGTTTCTTTATAAGGTCACAAGCCCCGTCAATCTGCTTGATGAAAGCCTCAGCCTTCTCGGCGCGCTTGAACTGGAAAACTGCCTCCTGTCTCATGATAACCGCCTCGTCCTGCTTCTGCTTAAGGTCTTTCTCGCACGACTTCAGGCAAGCGGCAAGATTGTCACGCTCGGCACACACACCCTTGAAGTGAGCGTTCAAGTTCTCCAGCTCGGCCTTCAACGACTCAACCTCAGACGCAGGCTTGCGCTTCTTTGGCTTTTCGGCCTTATATGTCAAAAAGTCTTCACGTTCCAAACAAAATGGCTTGTTATTCTTGCGCTCCTCGTCAATCTTACCATTGATGATGTCTTCAATGGTCCACATGACCGCCGTTGCCGTCTCCATAATCTCCTTGATTTCCTTCGCCTTTGCATCATTCGATGCCTTCTTTTCGAACGCCTCAGCAAGCTTCTTGCGCTCGTACTCTCGGTTTGCCACCTCGTCGTCCAAAGCTCCATTGAACTCCTTTGCCGCCTTGACAAGCTCCTCAAAGCCATCCATATTGGCGTTGTTCTTGACCGTATTATTCACGTTCTTAATGTTCTTAAAATTCTTTCTGTTCTTAAATTTCTTCATGTTGAGCAATAATTTTAATTTGAAATATATATGATTAAACACCAGTCACGTTCTTCAATCGCTTGTCGAATGCCGACTTCTCGTCAATCTCTGGGACAAGCGAACCTTGAGCAGCTGCTTTAGCCTCAGCACTACCAACGTCCACAATCAACGGACCACTCTTAGGAGCACCATCCAAACCAGAAGCTGCCGCAGCCATCGCATTACTCATATTCTGTGCCGCATTGCTCACATTCTGAGCCTGCTGATTGTAGATAGCCTCCCTCTGCTGAGAAAGATTGCTCTCGTTACGCATGTGCTGATCCGAAACACTCGCCTTACGAGCCGTGTCATTCGCACCAATATTAGCCACAGTATTGCCCATAGCCCTATTGGCAGCCTCCTTTGCCATAGCCGTACTCGCAGCCGTACCGCCACCAACCGCAGCCGCACCATCAGCTTTGCGAATGTAACTGTCCTGCACCTCCTGAGCCTTGCGCATCAAGTTCTGTCCTGCCTTGGTGTCCAAGTAGTCCGTGTTATACTCCTTGTCATACCAAGCCTTTTCAGCATTCATGCGGTATTGATTCTCACGCAAAGCCCTCTTTGCAGCCTTACGAGCCTTAAAACCGCCGAACAGCGAACTGCCAACACTCAAACCAAGGCTCGCAGCACTCAGCAACCCAATCATCGGATTCTTCGCGCCCGAAACCTCACTAACGCCTAACGGCAACCTAAACTTCTTTCCAATCTCAAACATATCTTGCAAGTTTTAATGTTCAACATAAATCCTATAACCACAACCGACCTCCTTTCACGGAGTACCTAAGGGGTAGGGGTGCAAGCAATACCTCCTTTTGTCGGAGTACCTTTTTGTGGGGAATATGACAATGACCTCCTTTCCCGGTAGTACCTTTTCCTGGCAGAGCAACATTTACACCTATGCTTTTATCTACTATAATTTGCATCCAGTACCTAAGGGGGGTGGGGGTTTGGGTTCGTCTGTGCCTGTCCCCTGCTGTCCCTGCCTCGTCTCCCACATCGTTCCTCGTCGCTCCTATCATCATCCACCTGCATCCTCATGGCAGCTCTCCACCTCGTCACGCCCATCATCCTCCACCTTCCACCTGCCAACAGCCACGGAGTCACGTCCAATCATCAAAAAGTATTACCCTTGTGCTACTTTCTTCCATACCACACGCATAACCGATTGATTTTCAGTCTTATATCTCCTTGGGTTCTGACCCCACAAGGGTCACATGCCCATTTTACTGTTCATTTGGTACGATTTTCGAGTCATGTGGTACAAAATCCTGCCCTTTGTGTACAAAATCCTGCCCTTTGTGGTGCAAAGTCCACCTCCATGTGGTATAAAGTCTCCTCCCATGTGGTATAATCTCTGCCTTCATGCCACGTCCCGAACGAATCCCGAACCCATCCCGAAGGAAGGAGAAGCCATGAAAACAAGCCAAAGAACGACTTAGAACGCCCAAAGGTACACCTAAATCCAATGAATTTTACCGTATTTCGTCCAAGGACAATATTTGCATTTTTCACACCAATCCCTTTGTCGGGCGTTTTCTATCCAAAAACCGACTTTTTGAACAGTCAAAGCGGTCTAACCCCCGTAATTTTTGAGACAAAGGCAAATATTAAAGGAAAATATGAACAGTCCAGGACATGAAGATGTACGCATGAGAAAGACAATATTTGCACAGATATTTACTCAAAAGAAGAGAAGAGAACAAAAGGAAACTCGATAAATATCGTAAAAACACCTAATCAAGCGGAAAAACACGCAAAATCAACCTCAAAAGACCAAAACAAGCCAATCGCTTGCACGAAAAAAGGCTGCAAACGCACAAATCACGCTTACAGCCTAATCAAATTGGAGGATTCTCAGGTTATTCTACTCCCCTTACTGTTGTCCAGCTAACGAGAGACTAATGAGGGTGTTTTCTCTCTATGGGGAGAGGTTGGGTATATTGGAGGAGAAGGAGAGAGGAACAAGGGGAAGATAAGGGGGCGTGCCGCCCCCAAGGGCTGCCGCCCTGCCCCTCGCGGAGATAACGCCATGAAAGTAGTTATTAGGATATTTTTATCAACAGTACTTCTTCTTCTAATACTGGCACCATATGTCTAAATAATTCTATATCACTACGTGATGTATTCCATACTGCTTTCATGGTGGTACATATTGCAGGTTCTTGTCCTAATACTCTACATATTCGACTAACTAAAATTCCGTACATATCCTTTATGCCTTCAGATGAAAAGTCAATGTCTATAACTATAAATGAAAGTCTATTATTGTCAAAACGGAAACGAACTTCGTTTATGTTATTAAAAACGCCCTTACCCCATGCAACGAAACCTGCTGAAGAACTGTTGTTTAGTTCATCCCTATCCACAGATAAATTAAGGTGCTTGAGCCTTGACAGACAAAATAAACACTCGTCTCCTAACTCGAATCCTAATACGCCATTTGGACGTATTCCGTCAATAGGATTTAGGTTCATTGTTGTTTTCTTACTTCCTTTTAGTACATTGTACACAACAATAATAATTGCCAAGCCGATGAATATACCACCGACAATTAAAGATGTTTGATTCATTGTTTTTTTTAATTATTAGTTATACTTCTTATCTCTTCCACGATTGTATTGAATTCCTCCAGAGAGTCAGCCGTGTAATGGATGCCCTTGTAGCGGATGAAGGCTGCAAACTCTGCGTTGGTCTCCTGAGGAATGTTTGTGACCTCAGCAGGAGAAGCGAACAATTGCCATACGGGAACATCTAACGCCGCCGCAAATTCTTCGATTTTCTTTGCTGATGGATTTTTTAAAAGTGAATTTATATTCTGCCGCGAAGTATTCATTTTCTCGGCTAACGCGGCCTTACTCATGCCTTTTTCTGTTAGTATTTCTTCTATTCTCATAATACGTAATGTTATATCTTTCGCAAAGGTACACAATAAAATGTACCGTAAAGACATTTGATTGCTAATAAGTGTAAACAAAATGTATTGTAATGTTATTTATTTACTAATCAATGTTAATTATAATGATATTTCTTTACAAAATACTTGCAATGTAAAGAAATACCATTACCTTTACAAGCGTAATCAAGAGATTGCATCAACATTAATATTAACAATTTAAACATACAATTATGGAAATCTACAAAATTAAGAGAAACGGATGCGAGGTAAATGTAATATTTACAGGTAAGCAATACATCTTTCACAACTCGTTCTACGGAATACTCGCTGTGGCAACAAGAAAAGGTTATAAGGATGAAGAAATGCGCACCTTTATTCTTGAGTACGGAAACGAAAACACGTTAGGAGGTTCATTTGGTGGTAGCTATTGCGAAACAATGGCAAAGCAGTTCATCAACAAGACAGAATCACAATACGTGAAGTGTAAAACTTATTACGAAGTTGAAGAAGTTGACGTTAATAAGAAATATTATATTGATATACTGACAAAGGAACGCTAATATTAACATTCTAAACTCATACAATTATTATGAAGAAGTTTATCGTAACAAAACAGTACAAGAGTGGTAGCACATTACCAACAGTAGTAGCGTGGTTTGATGATGCAAAGGACGCGCACGACTATGCAAGATTGTCCAATCTGAGTGACAAGGAACACAATTATGTTGTGTATTGGCAGAACTAACAGAAGATAAGGAGGGGCGTTGCCCCTCCAAGGCTTCGCACATATCAATAACCATTAACACTATACAGCTATGAAGAAGGTAATCTATAAAAAACGTCCCGCTCCTTGGAATTGGGGAGCGTTCGATGAAAAAGGTATAATATGCGCAGCTCCTACAAAAAAGGAATGTCAACAAAAATTATCTTTAATGCGAAAAAACGGACGCTATAGCATTAATAACAATATAGATAAACAGCTATGAAGAAGTATACAACAAGACAGCTCAAAGAGCTTGTCAAGATAGGTGCAGCAATAGACGTAACGGACGCTATCAGTACAACAGCCATCCCAGAGTGGTACGACAAAATAGGCTACTCAAAAGGCATTAACGGTCTCAATGGTCTGCTAATGAAGGGCAAGAGTGGTAAGCTATACGCAGTAACTAAGAGAGAAACAGCAATACACATTTTTTAAAAAATATACAATTATGGCATTACAATGGAAATGGACTGACAAGATGGGCAAGATGACCATCAAGCAGAAAGAAAGAACTTACGATGTAAATATCTACATCGGCAACGCCCTCGCTATCTTTCTTAGCGAATTTGAACTTGATGGAGAAGAAAGATACCTCGTGTATGCCTTCTTTGCTGACAAGAAGCATTGTAACAGCATCATCAAGAGTGAAAAACGGTTGTTTACAGACGAAGTCGTAAGCATCGAGTTGAATCTCTTCTACAAGAGCGCACAAACCCTACTCAACATTCTTATAAAGAATGGCTACAAGGTATCGTGCTACTACGAAAAGCCGAAACAATAATCCCTTCATCCGTGAGCGATAAGGCGCACATCGGGTTCGAGACCCGGCACGGAACTAACTTTAATTATTGCAGATATGGGAAAGTACATCGTAAGAAAAGAAACCGAATGCGGTTGCACTATCTACAGCATTATCAATGCTGAGACAGGTGTTAGAGTTAACCACTATGCTGACGAGCATTCAGCTATCATGTTTGCCAAAAGGCAGAATGAAGCAGTACAGAAAAATGAGCGTATGAAGCAAGGCGCATGGATGGGCTTCAGCTACAGAAACTATAGCACAACCCAAAAACTCAAAAGCAAGACACTCGAAGAGGTATTTGCTGAAGCTAAGGGAATACTTGACAATTACGACTTGTCATGTTGTCTTAAAGTAACTCTTTACTTTGGCGTATACTTCGCACCAGTGCCACGATACGCAGGAGACTGCAAATACATGACATTTACCTTGTACGACCGCAAGGAGATAGAGGAGAGAGCAGGAATACAACAAATCGAAAATACAATTAATCATGATTGAATTTACTATAGCATTGGCAGTCGTCTCCTATGTGGCAGGAATCTATGTGGGGAGACATTGGAAGGAGTTTACGGAAGAAGAATAAGCCGAAGATAAGGTGGGGCGTTGCCCCACCAAGCTAACGCCCTAAAGCAGACATTATGATAACATTAACCATCGCAGAACAGCTATTTCTAAGACAGATATTAGGCGAGTATATCGACAGCAGACAAAAGCAGTTGAAGCGCAAGAATATTGCGCCTTTGACACGCGGATTTATCAACGAGGAAATAGACAACGCGACAAGTCTCAAACTTAAATTATTCGGAGAATGCAAGAGAAAGTAACAATCAACGGCACGTCCTATTGTGTAGGACTGAGTGATGTATATGGAGGAGTGATGTGGTTTTGCTGCAAATGCAGTCAGGACAAAAAGCCATCAACCATGCGGTTTTGGACAAAGAAAGAACTTGAGAGCCAGATACGCACAATACAGAACAGAATTATCTAACGTGAAGTACTATCAATGTTGCGCAAGATACACGGTAGAGCAGTCTGTTACGCACGATGATACATTATAAACAATTAAACAATAGAAGATTATGAACAAAGTATTATTTATCCTGTTATTCCTTAGTGCAGCCTTTTCGGCTATAACAATCAAATATCTTACTGACATAGAGAAGGAACGTCAGCAACTCAAACAAGATGTTCGCCAGCTATGCAACGATATAGACGATTACGGAGACATAGACACGTACACAGGTTCAGACCATTTTGAAAGGCTTTACAAATGGTCGCACAACATCAAGTGACAACAATCCGTTGGGGATAGAAACCATTTCGGAGCGACACCGACAACGGAACTAATAACAATAAAACATTACAATTATGAAGAAGATAATCCCATGTCCTATTAACGAAAAGGACTTATGTAGCGACATGCTTTTTGAAGGACTGTTCGACAACGATGAATATTGTGAGAACAAGTTTGGCACAGTCATAGGCTTCATTAATGGAGGTGTAGCCAAGCTAATGTACAACTTCAACAGTCATGTTGTTTTCCTTGAGATTCTTGACAAGGCTCTTGACAAGGAGATACTTAAGCAGGTAAGTCAATGGCTTAAGAGCGTTGAGGAATCAGTCAACGACAATACCATTGACGGCAGCACAAGTCTTAAGACTGTTTGTCTCATGGTTAACAACACATGTACAATATCATTTCATTACGTCATTAACAACTAAAAAATATACAGCTATGGCAAAGTACGAAGTATTGATAATCGAGACCTTATGCAAAAGGGTTGAAGTTGAAGCAAATGACGAGCACGAAGCAAAGGCAACCGTGAATCACATGTACCGCACAGGAGACGTTATCCTAACGGCTGATGATTTCGACAGCTATAATTTGGAGTGCTTAGGGATGTGTAAGAATAAAAAATAGAAGCATTATGACAGCACAGGAATATCTCGAAGCAAAGTTAGGGGAAATGGCAAGCCAAGACCCAAACTTCCGCGAGCGTTATGAGGACGAGCAAAAGTCTATGACTGATTGCATCCGCTACGTCACACAACAGGCGCAAAAGCAAGCCGTAAACGGTTGCGCAGCAATATCGGATGATGAAGTATTGCAAATGGCAGTCCACTACTATCAGGAGAAGGACGTTAACCCCACAAAGGGATGCACGCCAAGGGCAGAGGTAACGACTTCAAAGCCAAAGGCAGAGAAGAAGCCAAAGCAGGAGGCGAAGCCTCAGCCAGTACTAATCCCCGAGCCAAAGCCAAGGGCGAAGAAAAAGGCAAAGAAAGGCTCAGACAACTCACTACAACTTGATTTATTTGAAGGAATGTAATATGAAACCACGCAACAAGATAGAACAAGAGGTTGTTAACCTCTCACACAAGTTAGGCGAGATAGGCAAGCGTGACAACGCTCGCCTACTCCGCAACACATACGGCTCTTGTAAGTACGAGGATATGTACAACCGTTGCTATGCCGTTATCAACCAGTCCTACAAAGGTTGGCAGGTACTTCGCTACTTCCGTATCGACCGTCACGGCAAGCGTGATATATCCGACTGCACTTGGGAAGTCTTCCAACTTTGGAACAAGGTAGGCGAAAAGCAGATACTTATAGCACGTCAGCGAGCTTTCCATTATTACGTAGACACTTTTCTCCTTTCCTCTCCAATGGAGATACGTCAAAACCCACAATACAGCAAATCATGGCTGCACTTCACCGACGTAGGCTTTTCCTACATGTACGACAAGTCCGTTAATGGCACATACAAGTATTGCGACAGTCTTATACCTACCAACGAGCGCAAGCAATGGTATCGTTTCCTGTCCGTAGACAAGTTTGCCGAGACTATCCTTAAGCAGCGTCACGAACTTGCCGAGTACATGCTTACCAACAACATACTTGACAAGGAATACATGCAAGCCATACGCATTATGTTCCGTCACAACTATGTGCCGATGAACGAGGGACACACGGCATACAATCTCTACTTCGATATGCTCCAAAACATGAAGTATATTGGTTGCGACCTCAGCAACCCACACTTTGTGTGTCCAGAGAATCTGCTTCACACTCACGATTGGGCTATGCAAGCAGCCACGGCACTTAGAGACAAGGAAGAGTCAGCAGCCGACAGGGTTGCAGAGCTAAACCGCATCAAGCAGGATATTGCCTGTGACGAGGAATACGTCAAGGCTCACAGCTGTTTCTTCGGCATGAACATTAGCGACGACCTAATCTCATGCCATGTGCTACAGTCCGTGCAGGAGTTTTACGAGGAAGGCACAGCCATGCACCATTGTGTATACGCCAACAAGTACTATCAGAAGCCCAACTCGCTCATTCTTTCCGCACGTATCGACAACAAGCGTATTGAGACTGTGGAAGTAGACCTCAGAGAAATGAAAGTCGTGCAATGCTATGGAGCATGTGACAAGTACACTATCTACCACGACCGTATTGTTAATCTCGTTAACGGCAGCATGAACACTATAAAACAGTATATGAACAATAATAAACAATTAGCAGTTTAGATTATGGACAAAATTAAATCAGTTGAGGCTCCCGACCTTGGGAGCAGTTTGGTACTGTATGATTCTACAGACAAGAACCGTATGACTTCGCTTGAGATAGCGGAGATTACAGGTAAGCAACACGCTCACGTTATGCGAGATATACGCAAGCTGTTGGAGCAAGGAGTATCAGAATCCAATTTTGGATTGTCATCCCGAAAGCAGTTACAACCCAAAGGCGGTTATAAGGAAATTAACTTTTACTCCCTCACTCCCAAAGGTTGCCTTATCCTTGCAAGCGGTTACGACGCACTCCTTCGGGAGCGCATCATCAACCGTCTTGAGCAACTTGAGAAGAGCATGACCGTGCAGCCATCCTACCAAATCGAAGACCCCATTGCCCGAGCCGAAGCATGGATAGCCGAGCAGAAGGAGAAGAAGATGTTGGAAGAGAAGACCGCCCAGCAGACAATCCTTATCGAGGAGAAGAATACAGAGATAATTGAGCTATCTACAGCCATTTCCGAAATGCAGCCAAAGGTTAGCTATGTAGACACCATCCTGCAATGCAAGGACACAATCCACGTCACGGCAATAGCGCAGGACTATGGTCAGTCTGCCAAGGCGTTCAACATTCTGCTAAGGAATTACGGCATTCAGCACAAGGTAGGCTCACAATGGATACTCTATGCCAAATACTTGCCTTGCGGTTATGTGCAGTCGGAAACTTATACCTACACCCACAAGAACGGCTCTAAAGGCGCACGTTCCAACGTGAAGTGGACACAGAAAGGGAGACTTTTCCTGTATAACATTCTAAAGGAGCATGGAGTACTTCCATTAATAGAACAACCCGAAACGAATAACACATCAAAGCAACAAACATTATGAAAAAGCAGAAATTCACATTCTACTTCCCCTTGTCGGGAGAGACAATCACAAAAGAGTTTAATCTACTTGCAGTAAAGGACGCAACAGTAAAGTATCTCCGCAAGCAGTCAGAAGTACGTGGAGATATTTGTCTTGTCTCTGACGAGAAAGGCGAAATCGTAGCAATGGCGCACATCGACGATAACATGAAGGTCAAGTTCTTCACTGAGGATGATTCAGTCTCGGACATCAAGGCTATCGGGGATATTTCCCCCGAAACCAATGAATAACCGTAGATTTTCATTAACTTTGCAAAACAGAAAGGAGGAATCCACGATGAACGCAAAAGAATGGTGCATAGTGATAGTATTTGTATTAGCTTTGATACTTGCCTGCTAAACAGACATAACAACCAAAGGGCGAGTCAGCACACGTATGACTCGCCTGTTTTTATTTCATCATTAAAACAAGAAGTCTTATGAAATCAATAATAGTAATTTACGACGACCTATTCGAACTCGACCGCACGGAAGTAGCATACCAAGGTGAGACGCAGCTAAAGTCTATCATTAAGTCGCTCATGGCGGACTATCCCGAGAGCGAGAGGGCAGAGGTCTACAACAAGATAACGCAGTCGCTTGTTTTTGCTTACAGGCGAGATAGCAAAGGCAACATTCAGGAGATAGAGCGATATGTGCCAAAACGACCATCCGTAAAACGCAAGGCAGCAGCCATGTCGCCCGACCCCAAATTTCCCAAGCGCATGACCTTTTGGATGAACGATGCAGTATACGAACGTCTTGACAACGTGAGAGGACACAGAGCGTCATTCGTGCGTAAGGCAGTCGAGGAGAAGCTTGAGAGAGAAGGCGACCCCCTGCCTCACGACCTACACGCCAAGGCAGAAGGACACCCCGACCGCCGTTACCACCGGATGTTTAAAAATTTACCACAAAGCTTGCGCACATACGACGCACACTCCACCTACCGCTCGCCACTCACCATTGTCAAGACTCCCGAAAATCTCTGGCATGTGTCCTATGGAGAATACACTACCCAACAAGGCGCACCATCCACCGAGAATAAAGACCTGCTCTCGGCTCTCGAATGGCTCGACATGTGGATTAAGAAATACGGCAACAAATGGATTGTCGGAAAAGTGATAGAGGATGAGGAGAAATAATCTCCCCATCCTTTTTATCTTTTTAATAGATATATATCAAGAAAACGTGCATTTGTTTATAAATTCTTTGCAAACTCTTTCACTTTGTCAGTATTTTTACTAATTTTACGTTTTTATAAAACAATAGGCTTATGAAAGAGTTATCTAAACAAACAACAGCAGGGGTGAGCATAATACTCAACCGTTCAATTTTCTTCTTCTACGAGAAGTCTCTAAGATACGTGCCTTTCCTCATTATGCTATGTCACTGGTATGGAGTATACAGCTTTCATGACAGTCCGCGCGAGATACTTATCGACATACGCGAGAACGAGGAATGCATCGCCTATCTCTATTTTATGGTCTACATCTTCCCCGTAGTCTTCATGCTCCCTGCAAGTCACTTCTTCAGACTATGTTGGATATGGCGTATACCGTTCGTTTACTTCATTGGCACAAATGCAATACGGCTATATTACGGCTCCTGTCTCATAACCAACGAAATGTACGATGCCGACTTCATCCTCATAATCATGACATTAGCTCTGTATGTCTGTGCCTTCGTGCAGGTGATATGCCGCATCTTTCGACACAACAGAACGTCTAACACTAAAACCAAATAACTATGAATGTACGCAACTTACTTGCTGACGCTTTCGATAGCGCAGCATTCCGCATCCGCAATAACACATGCGGGATGACCGACGAGGAAATGGAGTCTGCTCTCCACAAAATGCTCTACCTCCTCGACTCCGACCACCATTTCAAGGAAGACAATGCACGTGCAACCATCGCGCGAATGTATTACTTCGTTGACGACACGCACAAATGCTATGCTCCGTTCTTTGCATACGAGGAGATAAAGTCAGCTTACGACAAAATGCAGCCAACCCTGCCCGACGATTATAATTTTTGGGACTTTTGTGTGACTGTCAATCTCATGTACTCAAACCATATCGAGACACTCCGCTCATGGTTCCGCGACCGCACACGGCTGCTACAGAAGTCGTGTGAGCTGGCACGCAGCTTTCTCCTTGACGAGGATACCGACCATCCAACAGACAAGATTTGGTGGTATGTGAACTCTTAAACGAAAAAGCGGATGGAGTAGGGGTTTTGCTTCCCTCTCCATCCGCTTTTTGTTATTCATCCTGCTTGCTTTGCTTGTACTGCTTGCACTTGTTGCGCAGCCATGACTCCAAGTTCTGTTGCTCCTCCATCAGTCGCTTCTTGCTTTCGAAGCTCAAGAAACTTAGTTCTTTTGCGTATACGTTATTAGTGTATTTATTACGCACAATTAGGTGAGGATATACTTTGTACACGTATTTGTCGGGCAATTGGATTAAGCCGAACAGCTTTCTTCGCGAGTAATGGGATATATATCCCGCCAGAAAGGCCTCCTCTACCTCCTCGCTGCAAATCTCCATCCCTTTTTCTGCTTCCAACATCATGTTGCTAACAGAAACCTCTGTTCTGTAGATAATTCTTTTCTCCATAGATTGCTTATTACTTGTCCATGTCCATCTGTTTCATTCTCTCCTTGCGTTTACGCTCTAACTCTTCTCTCTGCTTCTGTATTTTATTTATACGGATTTCAAGAGGGTTGGCTGTTCCGAACAGCTTTTTGAGTCTACGCTTCTTGTAGCTCTCTGCCCACCATAAGAACAAATATGCAGCGATATTGATAACTGCAAACAGGAGAATCGGTATGAGCACTACCCACCACGACCAGTTAATCACTCCGCAGATTTTCAACACGATAAAGGCAAGCTGCAATGCTGCCATGAAAAAATCTAAAATGTTAATCTTCATATTATTTGTTTTTTAATGTTGTACTTTATTATTTACTGTTATTGACATTGCCATGTGTCCTACGACATCTACGTGTTCTTGGAGGTTGACGATATGCTTCTTCCATTGTTTCTGTCTCGGACACATGTTTCCTTTCGTCAGCCTTGAACATATTTTTCACGAACCGACGCAGACTCCTTCTGGTTAAAATTGTTGGTTTCTTTCTCTTTTTCTCTCGTATTCTTATAAAGTAATAATTAATACTACCGTCGCGATACCGATAACCATATCCACTTCTAAAAGCAAAATACGTCCTCGACAGTTTCACACGCCTTTTGTTTATACGATAGGCTTCAGATAATACCTTCTTAAGCTTTTTCTTTGCAATACGTATTTTCATACCGTTTCCATTTTATAATATTAAACATTGAGGAGCGGAAGTAAGTCCTATAAGGAACAAACTCCCTCTTCCTCTTTTCCTCTTCCATGCGCCTTTGGCAGAGCACGGTAAGCTCACGACTCGCTTCCCGGTCTAACAGATTGCCGTTATAGACTCTCCATCTTACTGGATATTGAGAAATCAGCCTTCCCATTACTGCCCCCTTCCTTACTGCTTTGTCGGGCTTTTACTCGTTCCAACATCTTGTGTAGTCTGTTTCTTTTTATCTCCATCAGCTTTTCCTCAACAGCACTCGACAGTTTCTGTGTATATTGAGGCAGCCGTCGCAAAGCTGCATTCAAGCGTTGGTCTAACTTCCAAACTGCTGAGGGAACGTCTCCCATCCGAGAACCATAGTAGTTCCAATGGCTTGTCCAATACGGATGATACTTATATCTACTGTGAGTGTCGCAATTCCTACAATAGAAACAATAAGTACCACTCGCCTTAATTATCTTCTTTGCTAATCTTGCTTTCATATGCTATTCTTTTTTAATGTTCAATTTTTTCTGCCATTCTTGGTCATGAATGGAGCCTACAACCTCTACATCGCCTTCATAATCGTTGACAACGACCCCATATAACGACCATGTGCTTGTGTTGGCATACAACACATCGAAGCAGTAACCTCGAACACCACCAACAACATGACCAATAACTTTGTCATTGTGGGCGAGGATGTCGCCGTCATAAATCTCCTTGCCGTTCTTGTCTGTTAATCCTGTGAATTGACTGACGGTCTCGGGGTCTACACTATAGTAATTGAATACCTTGTCGTGGTCGTGCTCGAATATCCTTGCCGTTCCATCGGGGAACGTAAGGAGCGAGCCACACGCTGTTTTGCCTTTAAACTCTGGACTGATACATTTGCCCTTGAATTTGATTGTTCTGTTGCTCATGATTATTCCTCCTTTAAACCGAAGAGAGTGCCGTCGGGAAATGTGTAGTAATTCATAAGTTTAAAAAAATCCCATCCCGTATTACCGTTGATAGACATTTCACCTGAATCGTCATAAACTTTCGTAATCATAACGTAAGCCCCATTTTCTTTGTCTTTTATCCATCCAAATGGTTGATGCTTCAACATCTCCTGCCAACACTCTTCTGTATTAGCGAATGGGCGATACTTTTGTACTGGCTTAATGCGATACTCTCCACTATCCCAATCCCATAAAGGATTTACTGCTACACACCAACGTCCCATACAATCCTTGAATTCTATCAGTTTGCCATCGACGAATGCTTGCATTATTTTGATGCGTTCTGCTGTCTTTTTTCTGTCCATTGTTAGTCCTCCAATTCTTTAAGAAAAATATATACATCTGTAAATGTAAAGTTTTTCAGTTCTTTATATCTATTTACTATCTTTTCTACAAGATACCATTTGTTTTTAATGATAACTTCCTCACCTATACGAGGAATATTATTGTAACGGCATGTTTCATATTCCAATATGGAATTTTCCTCATCCTCTTTTTTATAAAAGAATACATTCATAATAATCCCTTCAATTTTAAAGTCATTTCCTCAACCAAGTTTTCAACTTCTCCCCAGTCGTGAGGATCAAATCCTTCATTAAATAAAGCCCTCTCAGCTATTTTGTGTATTCGGTTTAAGAGATTAAGAAAATCTTCTTTGTCTATTTCTACTTTGCTCATTGTTAGTCCTCCTTTTTTATCCATCCTTGTTCTACACAATAGTCATAAGCCTTTTGTATTGCCTCGGTAGGAGTATTTTCTTCTTTAACAGGGAAATAATAATTATCACCATCCGACCAATAAAGCTGCCATTTACTGTCGCAAAGACATAAGAAGGGTGTATACTCTCCTTTATCACTCATTCTTACTACACAATCATCAGGGTTGATGTCAATAGTTGGTAGTGACATGAGTATTTTGTCAATTATATTCTCCATGTTTGTTTTGTTTATCTCTCCCTGCTGTCACCAGGGAGAGGATGGTTAGTTACTCTGTTAGTTGCAAGTCGTACCTTCATTTTTTAAGTCATCAATTCTTCTAATTAAGATATTGAGGTACTTTTCCATAGCTTCAAGTTGCTCTGTCATTCTTACAAACTGAAAACTTCCAACTTTCATTTGTGCATCTTCTACAGACAAGAACTTACGTAACTTATCAACCTTTTCTGTCAGTTCATGTTGCTCTATAGATAGTCTATCCAAGAATGTTTCGGCTGGCTTGTAGGCTTCCTCAAACACACTCTTAGGAGACCAAGACCTATATCCATCCTTGTACTCTACCAAGTAGCCATCTTCTTCAACGGTTGTAGGCTTTATTTCTCTACCAAGCATTTTCTGTGCTTTTGTCATTGTCATAGGCATAGCCTTTACAATCTTAGTACCAATGTACTGTTTCATTTCTTTGTTCATAGTTGTATTTGTTATGTTGTTAATATTTTCTTTTGTTCTCCTTTGCAAGTCTTCTTTCGTATGCTCTACGCTGTTGACGTGTCATTTGAGCATAGTCGAAGGTACTGCTTGGTTGAGGAGTTTGTGGAGGTTCTGGTACAACTGCTTCTTGGCTGTATAGACGCTCTTGGAATTTCTCGAACTGCTCAATTGAAATAATATGCTGTTCTGCGTATTCGTTTCTAAGCTGCTTTACTCTTTCTAAACCCATAGCTTGTTATTTTATTAATTCGAACTCATAGACGAAGACGTAAGGGTTAGATTTCCATGTGCCCTTACCACAGATTTTGTCAATGAGCAGGGAGTATGGTTTTTTGGCTGTCCCATAGGTGGCAGATTCATCTGTGATGCTGTAAAAATGCGCCTTGTTTATTCTGCTCTCAAAATCCACGATACCCTCAGCCAAACAATCCTCTTCGCTGATGTCTTGCAGGCGCTCGATACGAATGTTGGTGATGCGGATGCGGTGGGGCATAAGGTTTGCTTTAACGAACATTTTGTTTTTGCAACCTTTCTCGTATTTAATACACTCTAATGGTATCCCATGAATGCCACAAAGGCGATAGAACTCATCATTGCTTACAAGGTCTATGTATCTTTGCGCAATAGCTACATTTTCTCCAACCTTGTATAGTGAATGTTCCAAGGCGTAATCAAGCATTTCTTTCAGTTCTTCACCCTCTGCTTTATAAAGTCGGTCTTTACAATATTCCTTCCAATCAGCAATAGATTCTTTTGTCCAGCCTTCGTACGTGTTCAAACGCTCGAAAAACATTGTAGGATTCAGAATACGCCTTGTCTGCGTCTTATGACCTTTAAGTACCTCTTGTGTGAGGAGGTACTTGTCGTTGAACATGATTTTCTTCATCTTTTTTAAATCTTTAAGTTTGCGTCCTTGCCCAGTGCCCAAAGTATATGCTGTAGCTCGTGGACGTTATTTGCAGTATTAAGTTTTACATAAAGTCCATCAGTAGTGCGTTTTAAGAAAACTCTTATACCATTTTCATATCCAAACTCTACTGACAAATACATGTATTTACTAATCATCATAAAGTACCATCCTTCTGTTCTCTTCTTCCACCCGTTCTTTTTGAGGATTTCGGGGGTAAGGGGGATGGGGTCGATATTGCGACACAATACTCCCCACGGCCATCTGTCGTCTGAAATGGGTTTAAGACCAATACTGCCTTCATTTTCTTTGTATAGGGGTGTGGAACGTACTTCTGATACTTTTCCTATAGTACCTTGTTCTAATGAGCAGTTCTCGTTAACGATTACAAGGTCGCCTATTCTTAGGTCTTTCGCTTTAATCATTTGTCACCTCCTTTCGGTAGCAGGTCGGCGAGGTAGCACCACTTGTCGAAGTTTCCGAACTCCTTCCAAGCAATACGTAGACATTCATCAATTTCCTCTTGCGTATACCCTGTTTTTTTACCCGTCTCGATGGCTTCGCGAAGAACTTCTTTCCAGTTGGTAGCGATGGCAAGATTTTCGCCATTAAGAACACCTTGTACTATAATTAAACCTTCCTGTGTAGGCTCTTCGCTTTTGTCGTGCCAAATGGCTTCCTTGTACCATTCAATACCATCTTTAAACGATGCGCGACACGCCTCTTCCCTATCCAAGGTGCTACGGCACGGATTGTATTTGTCAGCATTTTGAATTGCTGCTTCTGTGATTTTCTTTTCGTCTATCATATTATTTTTCTCTGATTTGCTGGTAATATTTAACGAATATCTCTTCCGTGGCCCACCCGCTGCTTTGAGTGCAATAGTAAGTCTCGGGCTTGCCTGATGCCAAGCCGCTCTTGTCGCGAGGGGTTTTGACGGTCTTGTATATCGTCGGAACGATGTCGGTGGACTGGTATGCCGTGACGTATTCGTCCTCGTAGGCTATGTGTGCGGTCTCACGGAACTTGACGTTTTTGAGAGAGAAGGGGCAGCTCATTTGTTGCCTCCTTCCGTGTATGAGTCTGTTGTGCCAAGGAGGTGTTCGTTGCCTTCGTAGGGGATGCACTGATTATAACAAGATTTTAAGCAGTAATATTTATAGCAAAAATCCTTATTATAATGAGAGAAGAAATTTATTTTCCATTCTTGTTCGTTATTATCCCTCACCAATACCTTATCAAACGATTTGAACGGACATTCGGGCTTTACTGGCTCTACTTGCAATATGTCGGGATTATACTTGCCACCGAAGTACTTCTCCATGTCGGAGATGAACTTGTCACGTTGTTCGTCGCTTGCCTTGTCAAAACAATCTATAGAAATGACCCTTTTGTCTCTTTTTGCAAATCCACCTTTTTTTAATTGAAAAACAGAAGCTTTGAAAGAGGTGTAAGACTCGTCTGCCCATTCTTCGACAAGAACTCCACAACCATAGAAGGAATCTATTGCCACGTCTCCAGGCTTGAGGAATCTGCTCCAATCTCGCATTTCACGGGATGGGAAAAGGAGGCATTCTGCATCGTAATAACCAACATAATGATACCCTTCGCTTGTAAAGGTATAATAATCATATGTTTTGCCCTTACTGATTCTGACTTTTATAGGAATATTATTTTCACTAACTGAAAAAAGTTCAACATTTCCGAATAGCGGCGAATAAAGTTTCATCCCCATTGGGCAGTCCTTCAATATCTCCGCAATATTTATATCCTTATTATACATTGTCTTGTTGTTTTATTTAGTTATTACTATATCCAAATCTCACTCATTACCTCGTTCACAGCCTTCTTCACTTCATCCCTACAACACAGCAGGTTGGGATGCAGCTTTATCTTGGCCACGCCTTGCAGAGCAATTTTAGCTTCTTCATAGCTAAGCTTGTCGTAAGAGGTTTTCCTTCTCTTTTCCAGGTATTCCTCGATTTCATCAACGCTCATGTCGTCGAGTATCTCTTCCCAATACTCACCAGCGTCAAATTCAAATTCCACTTCATGACTTATTGTTACCATAATATTCTCCTTTCATTTCTTCATTATTATTGTTATTTTCTTAGCGACTTCCCCCTAAACACGATTTTCTTCGTTATCGCCCTCAGTCTGTCCACGGTTCTGTCACCATATTTCTCCATCATTTTTTCCTGTGAACAGTTGGTAGAAAATATCAGCAAATTGCCTTTCTTCTCTGCCTCGTCCACAATGTCGGGGAATCTAAGATTCCTGTTGCCATAGCTCACGTCCACCGATTCCTTCCCCACATCATCTATATATATAATGTGTTTCTTTACGATTTCGTCAAACTTGCTGTTCAAGTCTTTCGCATCGTATAGAGTGATAATCTGGCGAGGAAAGTGATAGAAGTTGAACAGCACGGGCAGAATCTTCGCCCCTATCAGCGTCTTGCCACGTCCACACTCACCGCAAAGCCACAATCCACGCCCCTTGTTGTCCGTCAGCCATTCCGCCACACCGTCATACTCTGGCTGCCACACGGCACTCTCGCCACAGTAATAGCGCAGACCGCTCATGAGCAGAGCCTTTGCATTTTCGATGTGTATGTCCACCTTTTTGGGGGTGCCGAAGAAGCCCGTGCCTTGCAGCGACTTCTCATATTCCTCCCACACGGTTTTTATGTCTTTTCCTACCATGTCTCTTCGTCTTTAAATCCATCCTCCTCCTGCTTGTACACCATGCCGATGTCCAACTGTTGTGGATGCCGTGATTGTTTACGTTCGTTCTCGTTCCTCTTCCAAGTAGCCAACCTTCGTGCTATCTCAAACGTCTTCTGCTTCTCCCAGTGCATCTTCGTGCCACCCTCGTTAACCTGTGCCCAGTAGTTGTAGAAGTCCCTAAGCATTTCCTTTGAGTAGCCCTTTTCAAGGAATGGAGTCAAAGCCTCCGCAAAAGCCTTCCTCCTTTCCGCTAAAGTCTTGCCCTTTCCCGGCTTGACAACCTTATATCCCAAGCTTGTCAAATAGGCAATACATTGCCTCGTCCTTTCGTCTTCTTCCATAATCTTATATTATTTACAGCTTCTTTAGATTGTACCCAGTCACCGTATTAAACCACCGACCGTTCCATTCTCTTGCGTCAATGCTTATGTCGCATCCCACAGCGTCACCATTGTCAAGTTGGTTCACAACGTCTACTTGTGCACCTCTAAACGCCACTACTATAGTCTTCGGATATTGCAAACTCGTCACATACCCTATCGCCACCTCACATTCTCTCCACTCTTTGCCCGACTGACTTATGCCGCTCTTCTCGGGCAGAATCTTTATTATTGGACCTTCAATATGTATCATCTTAATTCCTAATTTATTAATTCCTCATCGCCAAAGGCGACAATTTAACATTCAACACTCCAAATTCAACATTCCCTACACCCATCCTGCTCCTCCGCTCTCCAGCTCTGCCTTTGCTAACCTCATTCCCCTTTGGTCGTCCTTGCTCGGTATCACCACTTCGCTCATCGACGCGTAGTCCAGGAAATTTCTAATCACGCTCGACATTTCCGCTGTAGTCAGATAACACAACTTTTTCGGCTTCTTGCTATCCTCCGCGAGAAAGACATGTGGGCATACGTCCTGCTGTATCGTTCTCAACACACTATAGAAACTCTCGCCCTGCTTGTACCCGAAGTAACTGATGATGAAGCGAAGATAAGCCATCTGCTTGTCAGTAGCCACCTCTCTGTGCTTCACTATGTCTATCGCATACCCACAGTCGCGAGCCTTGTCTATCTCTCTCATGGCAGCCATGTACTGCCTTGGGTCGTTCAGTTTCTCGAAAGTCGCCATACCCCCTTACCCCCTTTCCAATTTATTTCATTCTTAATGCGTAAAAATGATGCCATCATAACTTGTCCATTCTTCAAGCAACTTCCTCCAAAGTTCTCTTTTGACTTCGTTTAAGCATTTCTGCTTCCACTTTGTGTAGCGTCCTTTTACAACAAATTCGCTATAAGGGATTACCAACAATCCTCTTGGCGTATGTTGCACATGACGCTCAACGTACTTCGCTGCCTTCTTTATCTTCCTCGGTACTCTCATTGCTGAAATTTCTTTTAGTCCACTCCATTATTTCCTCGAAACTTTGTTCTCCGCTCTGAAGTTGCTTGATAAAATCTCGTAGCATACCTATTGCGTTGAAACGCGTTTGTGTCACATAAGCCGTTTCCCATTCTTTGTTTGCGTAGTTAACAATTATTGTCAGCAACTCAAGTATACGTTTATCACCACTATTCCGCACAAGTTCGTTATAGTCCTTAACGGATATTGTTACCATTGGTTCCATAATTCCTATTTTTAAAGTTCATCAAATTCTTTTTGCAAACGCTTCTCTGTCTCCACTAATAAATCAAGGAGTTTATTTTTAAACTCCCCGTCGAGTTCTAAAAGTAAATCAATGCCCTTATATGCCACTTCGTTTGATGCCCCTGTAATAAATAGAGAAGTAGTGCTTTTACAAGCATCTATACACCTACTCTTAATGATAGCTTTTTGATATACTTCTACTTTCATATTCTTTGTTGTTTTACATTAATACAATTTCCAATCCCTTCTTCGCCACCCATGTCGGCACACCAGTCTGTCCCGCCACCGTCAGCTCAGCGTGTTTCTTGTCCAGATGTCTCTCGCTCGCATGAATCAGCGTTATAGTCCTCGCTGTTTTCCCTGCATCGCACATCTTCAAGTACTCCACACAATGCTTTAAGCTCATATGACTCAGCCTTACTCTGTCTGCCATCGACTGTATTGTCTTGCCAGTTCGCACGGATTCATCAAGCACCTCGTCCTGATAGTTAGCCTCAATGAGATAATGCGACACTCCCTTCACCACTTGGTGTAAGTTCCAACAGTCCGTCGCAAACTCAATGACTCCGCATTTACCATGAATAAGATAAGCGAAGCAATCCACATCATGCTCAACAGCCAATGGCGTTACTGAGAAATTACCTAAATGATAAGTTTTCCCATGCTCCACAGCCGTCACTCCAAATTTATTTTTCTCCTTCAACGAAGCCGTCGATAGCACCTCAATCCCTACGCGAGTAAAATCACGCACATATTTCGCATGGTCTCCTTATCCGTGCTCGTGGCTGATTAACATGCCACGAGCACGACTTATTTTAAGGTGTCCCACTTCTTGATAGTCTCTCAAACGACAACCTGCCTCAATTAAAAGTTGGTCGCCATCATCATCTTCCAGCAAATATCCATTGCCTCTACTCCCACTATTGATCACGATTAATTTCATATCTTAGATTAATTTTGTCTTGTTCTTTTTTTAAGCATCCGCAAGAGAGAACTCTTCCTAAATGATCTTTTCTTATTTCTTTTATCATACCACAATCGCATTTGCATAACCAGTAAGAGTGCCTTTTGTAAAAGCGTGAGAAATTAAGTGCTATCAAGCGTCCATAGCGTTTCCCCGTAATATCGTTATCGCGTATACTTTTCACAGGTGTATTTATTGCCTCTTCAAAAGATATGTGTTTTTTCAATATTCTATCTTTTATGGCTCCATAATGATTATAGACATCATATTTTCTACACATATCACTTAAACACATTGTCTCACCTCTATACGAGACAGCAATATTCATGGTGCGATTTTTGCTCTGTTGACTTTGAGGTATCCACTTGCAGTTTTCGGGACAATAATTACCATCATTGTCAATGCGCTCTATTGACATTCCTTCTTCATAGCCATTACTTAATGCCCATTTTTTGAAGGATTGGTATTCGTGCAGCCAACAATCAGCTACACGAATACCGCGTCCACCATATCTATGATAACGAGGATTATTTTTATTCAAACATCGCATTTTCATGCAAGTCCAAATATTGTATAATCTCTCATTTCTTACATTACTCATGACTCAAACGGATTTTTATTTTCGTCGTCCTCGCTTCCGTCAGGCACTTCTCCTGGAATTACGTTCTGAGGTCCACCCTCATTCAGCACCTCTCCCGTTTGTTCATCAATCGGAATGATTTCCCTTGCCTCAGAGAACTCTTCGTCCCGAACTTGTTGCACGTTTGGCGCTTTTTCATCCTCAGACAAGGCTCCCATCATTTCTATTGACAGATAGCCATACTTTGAAAGCAGTCTTCGCAGCACAGTCTTGATGCCCATGCTAAGGAAATCGCCTTCCCAACCTACTTTTCCCGTCGGTCCATTCTGTGCCTGTCCGTTCGCAAGGTCGCAAAGATTGTCCACTGTAGGTATAGGGTCTTCCTTCGTTGCCTTGCGCTTGAACGATGGAGAATACTTTAACGCATACGCAGCCATTTCCGCAAGCGACATATATAAGGTCTTCGAGAATCCGTTTACTGTCTCGAAATGAGCGAAGAATCCTTCTATTCTGTCACTTGTCTTTTCTCCCGAGAGGTCAATGCTTCCCGACAACTTGTCCTTTCCGCGAAGCTCACCCTCATATACCACATCGGCATTGATGTTGCGGTATTGCCCGGTGCGCATTGCCATCTGAATGTAGCCACGGTAGCCGATGGTTAGGGTTGGTGTTGGCACCGACCTGCGAGCCTCCTTGTCCCAATTATTGAAAACCATCAGATAAGCATATCCCAACTGCTTGTTGAGTGGCAACTTCAATGTTGCTGCCTTGATTGCCTCCTGCACTACTTTGTTCACGTCGCAACCCTGCAATTTCTTGTCATTGGTAAAGATTTCAACCAATGAAGTGGCAAATGTACCAGAGTTTGCTCCAAGCACGCTTTTCAGTTGGTTCTGTACATAGCTGCCGTTAACCTTATTGTTGAAGGTTACTATTGCTTGCTGTTGAGCTGTCATTTGTGGCTGCTTCGCCACCGCTGTCATTGTCTGTGTCATTTTGATATGTATTTTATCAGTTCTTCTTTTGTCTTAAACACATGTTCCTCCTTTACCGGGGCAAACATGCAAAATCTATATTGCACGTATGGTTTTGAGTTCCCGAGCACCTGCACGTCCACTCCAGTCACCTTGCAGCATTGCGCCCGATACCCGTCCAGGAACCAAACCATATCGCCTATATTATGCTTCGTCTTTATCGTCATGATGCTCGATGATAATGTTTTCGTCCTCCGTCACGGTCAACCTTATCTGCTGTCCACCAGCATAAAGCGGCTCAAGCACAGTCTCCGCATTGTCGATAACGCAAGGCACGTCAACCTCATAGTATCTCTTAAGCGCGTCAATGATGTCGAGTCCTGCATTAATCTTTGCAGCCGAGTTCAAGTCAGAGTAGGGCACACCGTCCACCGAGCACTCACACCAAGGTTTTTCCGTTCCGTCAAGCTGACGCCGGAACATCGACCATTTCACCAACCCGAAGTGTTTGTTCACATTCTCCTCCAACACTTTGCAGGCCTTATGTTGATAGTCGTTGGCTGCTTTCAGCTTCTCGTCGTAGTCGTCGAGCTGTTCCTGCAAAGCCTTGCGTCCCTTCTTTATGCCCTCAATCTGCTTCGCCACCTTGTCGTATTGTTCCTTCACGGCAAGCTGCTTCAGCAGGTTCTCCCTCTCTTTAGAGGCTTCAACCAGAATCTTCCGAAACTCTTCTATCATTGCAGTACCCTCGTCATCCACAGCAGGAGCGTTCATTTCAACCTCCAATGCCTTAATCTGCTCGCATACTTCGGCATACTCGGGCTTCTGTGCCAACAAATCCTCAGCCGAAGTAATCTTCTTTTCCGCATCGGCGTTATGCTTCTTCAGAGCCTCGCTTTTTTCATACAAATCCTTCTTGACGTCCTCCAACAGAGCTTTAATCTTAGCAAGTTCTTCTTTATATTCCTCGATAAGTTCCTTTGTTTGATTTTCTCCGTCCTTTATTCTGCCATACTCTTCTTTGAGCTTCTTGTAGTCAGCAGCCTTGGCGGCATTGAATCTTTCGAGTGATTCTTCTTTCATTTTCTCCACCTTGTCCATTGGCAAAGCCTGTCCGCAAGTGGGGCAATACGATAATTTGTCGTCCCATTCCCACGTTCTTGCCGATACAGCCTTCCATCTTGCTGATCCGTCCTTCTTTTGGGATTCCAAAGACTTCAAATCCTCCTTAAGGAGGGCTATGCTATCCATAAACGAAGTTCTCTTTGATTCAAGTCTTCTCTCTTTTGATTTTGTCTCGATGATTTCCACCTCCAACTTGCTTTTCGCATTTGTGTATTCATCCAAAATCTCGATTGACTGTTTGCGTGCCCCTTCACACATGTTTTTCAACCGCTTCTGCAGGAAGTTCATTTTGTGGCTAAGGGACTCATTCACCACACGAATGCCACCGCCATTTTCTATGAGCGAAATCTTTTGGAGGTTGTCTTTGATGATACCGTCCTTTTCTTCCATCTGCTTCTCAATCTCTTCCCAATTCTCCGCTTCCGGCAGCACCTTGTCGAGTTCACTAAGTCTCACGGGCACATCATCCAGTTTCTTCTGCACCTCCCTACGCATGTAGTAAAGGTGTTGAAACACCTTGTCGAAGTCATTCTTCTCAAGCAGCTTCTTTATCGGGTCAAACCGCTTCTCACCGCCCATTATCTCCTCCACACTTGGCTCGCCAAACATTTCAATAAGCATCTTTCTCTGCTCGCTCCATTCCATCTGAACGAAAACGTTTGGTGAGGAACAAAGTCTGAACACCTTTTCCGGGCAAATCTCGCTTACCACTTTCTTAAAGTCGCCAGCTGTCTCCACCTCGTCGTCCACCTTGTATGTATAGGTATTCGTCACGCTGCCATCCCTGCTTCTGCTCTCTTTGAGTATTCGGGTCAGCTTCACGCTTTTGACGCTTCCCTGTCCACCGTCTGGAGAAATTACCACGTTGTTTATGCTCAGCACAATCTCCACTGAATGCTCAACATCGGGAATCTCATTGCCATTCTCGTCCTTAGTCTTCACACCAAACTTGGTGTCTCCTGCCTGGTTTGTGCCGAACAGCACCCAACAGATAGCGTCAGCAATCGTTGTCTTGCCCACACCGTTGCGTCCTTTCACCACGTTCACAAGGTCTCCAAACTCGTATTCAGCGTTCCTCACTCCCTTGAAGTTCCTCAAGCTCAGCGAGTTGATTTTTATGTATTCCATATTTTTATTGTTTTGAATCCTTCAAATAGATTGTCACTCCGTTCAGCGTCTTGAAGTAGTTAATCTCGCCATCTTCCAACAGCTTGTTCAGCAACTTCCTCAAGTCTTCCTGCACGGCATTTTTCAGTTTCACGAAGTCCACGCCCATCGGTCTCTTCGAATCGTCGGACATCAACTCTCGTATCTTTTCCAATACATATTCCTTCTCCATTGTCATTTGGTTTAATAATAGTGGGAGTAAAGGGAATCGAACCCTTACATCGGTATCCTGTCTTACATCTGCACTACCCAAGCAGCAGCCACACTCCCGATTCCTGTAAAAAACTGCCTATGCTCACGCACCAGCAGGAAAAATTATATATAAACTGTAGCCGCTGCTACCCATTATTTACAAAATAACTAAAAACTAATGATACAAAATTCCATTCATTCCATTCGTGCCTCGCGACCCTTACACCTTGTCGCGCCACACTTCGTAATTCTTCTCCTTTTTCAGTCGTTCTGTCTCCTTGCTGTAGTACTCAATGAGTTGCTCCAGCTCCCAGTTCGACCATTTCTTGCTCTGATTGTGCTTCACCCTCAGCAGTTCGTACCTCTGAGGGCCAAGCCTCTTCTCAAAGTATTTGCTCAGTTCTAACAGATGTGAGCTGTTCATGCGGTTGTCGTATGCACATTCCATCACCATGTTGTCCGGGTCATATCTCGTGCTCATGTGAGCGCGTCCCCACAAGTGGGAGCAGTCGCCCTTGGAGAAGGGGAGTATTCTTCCGCACGTCGGACATCTGAAATATCCAATCTTGTCAACATCGCGAAGCCTTATATACAGGCTCATTACTCTGTCAAGCTTGTCCTTAAGCGACTTTGTGCTTCTCCATTTCCCCGTCCTTGCGGGCTTGCCCCAAGTCTCCTTCTTGTCTTTGTCTTGTTTCTTCTTCCAGAACATATCCTTAGTATATTTCCTCCTTCCGACCCATGTCAGCGGAGCGTTGTTTAATCTTTAAGTTAAGGCAGTGAATCCGCCTCATACGCCACTCAAACAGTCTCAGCGAACACTCCCCGTCACTCATGAGTAGCCTGTACATTTCGTCAACCCTATCTTGATAGGTCTGTGTCGTGAAAAGTTGCAGCATAGCGTTGATTTTTAAGTTTTCTGTAAAAAACTGCCTATGCTCACGCACCAGCAGCGTAACCCTATGGTTAATGCGGACGCTTCCGCATAATACAAATTGCTTTAATATCTGATAGTCAGCTTTCTCTATTCTTCTTCGAACATCGGTAATCTGACCTTCTTCCCCCCTAAAGAGTCCAAGGCCATTTTGCGTATGTTCTGTGCCACACTCGACTGTGAGCGGTAGGCGAGCGCATTGTATACGGCTGTTCTTTTGTAGCCGAAACGTGCCATCAGCACAGAAATTTGTTCCTTTGGCACAATTATTTTCGTTTTATTTACTAACTTTGCCATATTATTTGTATATTTGCATAATAAATCCGTTTATGTAACGGTTGTGAACCGTTTTACAGATGCAAATGTACGAAAACATAGTCATGTGACCAAGTAAACGTATCAAAAACATACGTTTATTTAACTAATTTTACATACGAAAACATTCATAAACATTTCATAGCTATGACAACCATTATTGAACGCCTCGAAGCCATACGCCAACATTACAACATCTCGGCTCGTGGTCTTGCTGACAAATTCGCTCTAAGGCCTGCAACAGTCATAAACTATTGCAATGGCACTCAGCCTCCCAAATTGGATTTTATCGAGAAGATACTGTGTCTCTTCCCCGAAATCTCAGCCGAATGGCTTATCCGCGGCAAAGAACCCATGTTCGTCACCGACCATCCCGACGTCTCCGAGCTTAAGAAGAAGTACGAGACAGAGCTGCTCGTCAAGGAAGGCATCATCAAGGAACTGCGCTCCATTATCTTGGAGAAGAACCAGAACAAGCAGTCTCCCGACCGTCAGCAACTTGTAGGGTAGTACCACTATATCCTTGGATAAAGCAGGAAGAGTAGAAACAAAAAAGGCAGCTGTCCTCACGGATGGCTGCCTTTCTAAAAAACATTCAAAACTAATTCACAAATAAAAATATTATATTACCATTCCTATAACCATGAGTGCATATCACGTTTTATGCCCATCTCTATATGAGACGACAGCTGCAATGTGTTCCTTTTTTTTTATTACCTACTTATATATAAGCGGAAACACGATTTGCAAAGGCCTGCATAGTTCCTTAATGCCCATAAGGTTTGTTTCATAGATGTTTGGAGTTCCTTTCGGAAGATGGGCACCTGTTGTCAACGTTAAGACAGCGCAGGATTTCCAAACATAAATATAAACTACCAGACAGAGCGGTTTTATATATCGGATGGTAATAGTCCGAAGAGGACCGCACGGATTTAACCTCTATGTCTGGATAGGGAAAAAAGAAGTCCCTATCCGCCGTTCGTGTCGCGCTTCGAACTTTGGATAGGGACTCATAGTATATAGAGAGTATACTTTTCCTTCTGTTTGTATCGTTATCAGTGCGCGACTACTAATAAGCGATGCAAAGATACGTTTTCTTGGTCAACTGACCAAATTCTTTTCACTTTCGTTAACCGTCTAAAAAATGTTAAACCGTAAACTATTTTATAAAATGGTTTACGTGTTACCAAAAAATTACCTACCTTTGCATCTAATAAGTAAAGAAAGCTGACAATCAGATAGTTACCATATTCTATAGGTGACCCCATGCGGATCACTTTTTAACGAATTGCTTCAAATTTGATTGTATCGCTAATAGCTTCTTTACCAAGCTGTTAGCGATATTTTGCTTTGTGTAAGTTGCTGTCAGTAAATAAGTTATAACGTGAACTCGTTCACAAACCAGTTTACTTCGCAACGCTCGGGTACACCAGTATTTATCGGCTTTCTCGCGCATTTGGACGCTTGTTTTGATTGAAATGTATTACCAATGTATTACCAACCGTCAAAAAGTGTATTACCAAATGCGTGTTTGTTTCCCCGAAACATCGTGAACATTTTAAAATTTATGCGCATTATGGCAATTTTGAGATTTAACATTGTTTATGACAGAAAGCACGCCGCACAGAGCGGAAAGCAAGGCTCTGTTGAAATTCGCTTTAGTATGAACCGCAAGCAGAAATACTTTGCCACTGGCATTAAGGTGTCTGCCGACGAATGGGATAGCCGTGAGTGTAAGATTATTCGCCATCCCGACCGAAAAGAGCTGAATCAACGTCTGACAGCTATCAGAGTCAAGGCTAACAAAATCGTAAACAAAGCCTACGATGAAGAAGATAGCTTTGACTTCAATTTGCTCACACGTATGTTCCAAGGTGAATCGACTGGCAAGGTGATAGACTTCCCTACCTATTGCGAGCAGCGCACAGCTGCGCGTCGTGTGTCTGAAAGCACAAAGACCCGCTACCGTGTCTTTACTCGCTTCCTTCGTTCCTGGGGCAAAATAGTCTCCTTCGCCGACCTTACCGTCGCCAACGTTCGTGCGATGGACGAATACTTGCATACTCGCGAGATTGGACAGGCTACCATCTACAACTACCACAAGTATCTGAAGCTTTTCATCAACGACGCTGTCATTGACAACCTTGTGCAGGACAATCCGTATCGTCGTCTTAGTTTTAAAATACCTCGAGGCGACAAGCAGTACGTTGACTGCCTCACCATCGAGCAGTTCGAGTCTATCCGATCCCTCACCGTCGCCACTCCTCACCTCGTCAAGGCGCGTGACCTCTTCCTCTTCCAGTGTTACACAGGACTCGCCTATTCCGACCTCATGGCATTTGATTTCAACGAATGCGACCTGATTGACGGTAAATACTTCTACCACGACCGCCGAGTCAAGACAGATGTTGACTTTGTTCTCCAACTCCTCCCCCAAGCAGTGGAGATACTAAAGAAGTACAACAACCGTCTTCCCAAAATCACCAACCAAAAGTACAATGACTTTCTCAAGGTCATAGGCTCAATGGTTGGTGTCGAGAATCTTCACAGCCACATGGGACGTGCCACAGCAGCCACCATGTTCCTCTCAAAGGGTATGCCTATAAATGTAGTCTCGAAGGTACTTGGTCATGCTAATCTTCGTCAGACACAGCGTTACGCACGCACACTCAGCCGTGACGTTCGTTCTGCTTTCGATGCTATTGAGGATAAAATCTGATAGGGCAGGGTAGCGGCTTCAATGTCGCTACCTATTTTTATTTTTTTTGCGACGGACGAAACACCGTAAAACCTATCTCCTTATACATTAAATTTGCGCAAAAATGAATTGTTATGATAGATATAAGGAGTGTTTTATACGCGATTGCCGGGGCGTTCTTGGCCCTTCTCAGTCCAATTCAGGATTTCATGTTCGCAATGCTTATCCTGTTTGTAGTTAATTTTTTCTTCGGCTTGCTCGCTGATATAAAAAATGGTGAGGATTGGTCGTGGCGCAAGGCAGGCATGTGCTTGGTCTATTGCTTCATCTTCTTTGCCACGGCAGCGTCCATGTTTATCATCGGTCACTTCATGCACTCCGAAGAGCAAGCCCTTGCTTGTGTCAAATACGTTTGCTTTATAGCAATCGGTGTTTTCGGTACCAACATTTTGCGCAACTGGCGAAGCCTCTGCACACCTGGCTCCTCATGGTACAAGCTTGTATCTGTGTTATATTACATTCTCACCATTAAGTTTGTTGAGAATTTTAAGTTTTTCAAGAATCCCGAACAAATCGAGGAGGAAGCAAAATGAAAATAACCAAGCAGCAATTATTGCAGATTTGTCCTGTCGCCTCAGGCCGTATCGACAAATACATCAACTACATCAACGGCTATGCCGACACCTTCCATATCGACACACCGCTTCGTATGTGTCATTATCTCGCACAGATTCTTCATGAGTCTGCTGAGTTTAGGTATACGGTAGAGCAAGGCCCTACTCATTACTTCGACAAATACGATACTGGTAAGCTTGCGAAGGCCCTTGGCAACACCCCCCAAAAGGATGGTGATGGCTATAAATATCGCGGTCGTGGTCTTATTCAAATCACCGGGCGTGCCAACTATTCAGCCTACAACAGTTCCAAATACTGCAAAGGCGATGTGTTGACCAACCCCGAACTTCTCGAGAAACCTCTTGGCGCAGTCAAGTCTTCCATGTGGTTTTGGCTTACCCACAATCTCAATAAGCTTGCCGACAAGGACGACATCGTGAAAATCACCAAGACTATCAACGGTGGCACCAACGGTCTCGCCCAACGCAAGGCGTATCTCGAAAGAGCAAAAAAGGTTTTATTAAAACAGTAACAATATGGATTTAAGAGAACTTGACAAACTCGATTGTAATGTTAATATTTTGTGGACTTGGGTTTTTGCAATCTGTCTTGGCTTAATGATGTGCTGCTCCGCTTGCTCCACCTCTAAGCCCGTAGTCCTCGAACGCACCCTTCACGACACAGTACATGTCAACAACCTTCGCCTTGACAGCATCTACATGCACGATTCCATCTACTTCGAGTCCATCATCAAAGGCGATACCGTATACCGCACCAAAGAGATTACCCGTTGGCGCGACCGTGTTTCTATCAAGCGCGACACTATCTATGCTGTCCGTGAGAAAAGCGTCGATATTCCAGTTCCGCAAGAGCGGACTGTTCCGTTATGGTGTCGTATTATAAAGTATGTAGGTCTTTTGTTAGTTATGTTACCTGCCATATTTCTAATAAGCATGATATGGCTTTACCACCGTAAAATATAACCCTATGGGAGTTCTCTTAAAGTCTATCCGCAAGATTCTCGTCGAGCTTGTTGACCGTATTGACAGTGGCGAGTGTGCCACAACCGACGAGCAGGAGCGCATGTTTCTCGACCTCTGCACTATGATTGCCGACAAGGAACGCCGTGTTTCCAAATACGAGGCTTGTCGTTATCTCAATATGTCACGCGCCAAGTTCGACCGTTATGTTGCCGATGGACGCATCCCGCGCGGACGTAAGACTGCCGGATTCAAGGAACTCTCATGGAGTCTATCCGAACTTGATGGTTGTAAGATTAAATAATGTTTTTGAGTTGGATTAGTCTTTTTTTTGTTGTTTTTCATTTGTAATAGAACCGTTCTGTTGTGATAACAGGGCGGTTTTTCGTATGTATGAGTATCTTCTTCCTCATTTGAGCATTGTTAGGCTACTCTCTATATAACAAGTAAATTTGCATCAAGTCCCGACATTGGGGCGAAATTTAAATCTTACTATTATGTCTGAAACAAAAACTTACGTCTTCGGCAATGACGGACAGTGTGGTGGTGGCAGCATGATGAGCATGTTAGCTCCTCTTCTTCAACAGCGAGGTCTCGACCCTAACCTTCTGTTGGCAATGAATCGTGGTGGAGGCTTCGGTAACGGCGAAGGCTCTTGGTTCATTTGGCTCTTGTTTATCCTCTGCTTCTGCGGCTGGGGTGGTAACGGATTCGGCTTCGGAGGCAACGGTCGTGGAAACATTGCCAACGAAATCAACAACGACTACGGACGCTCTCTGCTCATGGACGCTATCGGTGGCAACCGCAACGCTCTGTCTAATCTCGCTACTCAGCTCAACTGTACCGAAGGACAGATTCAGTCGGCTATTTCGGCTCTCACCTCACAGGTCCAGTCTGTAGGCAACCAGGTGGGTATGTCGGGTATGCAGACTATCAACGCTCTACAGCAGGGCAATATGCAGATTGCTCAGCAGCTTGCTAACTGTTGCTGCGAGAATCGTCTTGCTACCTGCCAGCAGACCAACACTCTTCAGTCTGCCATCAACAACGTGGCAACCGGACAGGAGCGTGGCTTCGCTAACGTGGCTTACGAGACCCAACGTCAGACTTGCGACTTGCACAACGCCATCAAGGACAGCACGCAGACCATCGTCAATGGTCAGCAGCAGGCCGTCATGCGCGAAATGCAGAACAAGATTGATTCTCTCCGCGAAGAGAACTCTACCTACAAGTCGTCTGCAATGACATCACAGATTGTCGGTCAGGCTCTTGCTCCCGTCAACGCTGTTCTTGCAGGCTTGCAGAAGGAGGTCAGTGCAATCAAGTGTGCTCAGCCTAACACCGTGACAGTCCCTTATCAGCCGTTTGTTACTGTTCCTAACTGTGTTGCCGCTCAGTACGGTCTTTACGCCAACGCCAATGCCAACGGCTTTTGGGGTTAATGAGAAAGGAGGGTTCTATATGACAACTATTTGGAATTATCCCTTCTCATGGGTCAACCGTCGTGGTTCCGCTGCCGTAGCTTCCACTGCCGTAGCGGTCTCTGCTACAGCTGTCACGTTCTCCTTCCGCAACCATGCTTTTGCATCGGCCAACTATCGCGGAACGGTCTTTGTTAAGCTGGCTCAGGCTATCCCTGCAGCAACCACCGGCACGCTCCCTATTCTCTTCGAGACTAATGGAGCCACCCAAGCCGTCACTAAGTACAACGGTGCTCCTCTTACCGTCGCCGACCTTCCCGGTACTGGCGTCTACCAGTTCTGGTTCGAGCGCGACACTAACACCCTTCAGCTCATGACGGGTATTGTCTAACCTATTCTAAAAGAAAGGATTTCTTATGTTCAGCGGTTTGCGTACCAATAGTATTTTTTATGTGCTTGACAAGAGCAACGAGCCTACTTTGCAGATAGGGCAGGTTGTCTCTGTTTCCAATCCTCAGCCTAAGTTTCCCACTTATCAGCCCGGACAGTTCTCTCCTCAACCTATGGAGTCTGTTGTTGATGTGCGTGTGAAACTTCCCGATGGTGAAATGGATTTCAAACAGCTGCCTTCCAACGGTCAGATAGCCAACTCTGGCTCGCTTGTTGTCTCTGAGTCACGCGAGGCCATGTCTGCCGAGGTTGAGGCTATGCTTCGTCAGTCTCGTCAGATTCTTGACAGTGTTGATTATCATCGTTCTGTCGTCACCTCATGCGAGACCATGCTTTCCCAACTCAATCCTCAGATTGCCAAGGAGAAGGCGCAGGAGCAGAAAATCACCCAACTCGAGACCAAGATGTCTGGTATTGAAGGCACTCTCTCCAATATCCAGGGTATGCTTGCCCAGGCTCTCAAACCCAAAGCATAAGAAATTCTTTCTCTTAGAAACTTAAAACATTACGACTATGAATTATATTGTTGAAATCACCGATGATAAGTTCTCCGAACTCACAGAGAACGCCGAGAAGATGCTTCGCTATGGAGGCAAGGTCATGTCCTGTCTCGACTCTATCAAGCGTGAGCGGTTCAATGAGCGCAGTCCTATGCCCGACTATCGCAGCTCCGACTATCGTAACCGCGACCAATATCACCCCCGTCCCGATTATCGCGAACGTGAGGACTTCGCCGACAACCGCCGCCAACATGACCGTCGCGACTACGACAACGATTACTAATGTATAACCCGAGGAGAGTATAGCAATATGGAGTACAGTAATAATATATGTACACAAAAACATAGAACTACTCGTATTTATAGACCTACTACTCTCCTCAAAAAATATTTCACCACATGAAATCTCGTCAATCTCTGTCACAATACGACTACCGCCCTCCCGAAATGCTTGCCTATCTCCGTCACTACGGCTATCATTTCTCACGCCGTATGCACGACTTCGCTGTCTCTCGTATGCGTCGCGACAACAAGCCTATCACTCCTTGGACCAAGGAGAAGGTTGAGCAGGTTATCCACAAGTACGGCATAACTCTCGACAACGCCATTGCCTACGACCATGTTTATGTTCTCAACATGGCTCTTGCCGATTTCTACGGCTCTTCCATCACCGACGAGCGTGCTCTTGCTCTCTTTGTCAAGGATTATGTCGATGATGAAGACCAGCCCGACGGTTTTATCTTCAATCGTTTCTATGCCGATTGCGCCCTTTCCGGCACTCCAATCCCATGGGAAGACATATTAGACCCCTCATAGCCTATGCGCTCACAACAAATCCACCTCCATTCCTACGACTGGACGGTGCAGATATTCTACAATGTCCCTCCTTCAAGGGTCGATACCATCCGCAGACATCTTCAAGCTCTCGCCTGTCACTCGCGTCCTCTTGAAGATGCCTGCCTTCTTGTCTCTCAATCAACCCCCGACACCGCTTTCACCTATACCAACATTTCACTTCACCGCACCCTCATCGTTCTCTGTCCATCGTCGTCTCCCTCTCAGTTCCTCAACACCCTCACCCACGAGCTTCTTCACGCCACCACCCACATATCCAATTACTACAACATTCCACTTGGCACAGAAACACCATGCTATCTCATTGGCTCTCTCGCCCAAGCTTCTTATCCTATAGCTCGTTATTATTTATAAACTGGTTTACGTTTTTATGATATATTTTGGCTGTTTTACAGATATTTAGTAATTTTGCACGCGCATTAATAACTAATTACAATAAAGATGAAAGCAATTCTTCTTTCCTTAATGTTCCTCGCTTGCACTACAAGCGATGGAGTCTACATTTGTACGGGTCCACAATCCCGACGCTATCATAAATCCGCATCATGCAAAGGCTTGCGCAACTGTAGTCGTGAAATAAAAAAAGTCAGTCTCGAACAAGCAAAAAGTATGCACAAAACCCCATGTCACATTTGCTATAGGCACCATTGATAATAATGGTATTATGAAGGCGATACAATAAAAAAAGAAAAGATAGCTAAATTATTATTAATTCCTTGTACGCAAACTTGTTTATTCGCACAAGTTTGCGTATTTTTGTACCCGTAAACCTCATAAACCGTATCATTCGCATGACAAAACAGAACTACGATATTACCCGTATGCAGCGCGATGCTCTTCTGGCAGCCTACTGTGATGTATGTGCCCACTACAGACCTTGGAGTCAGCAGGATGCATACGTCAAGACAGCCAAGCACCCCGCTCCTCGGTATTACGTCACGGCGAAAGAGGCTTATGAGAAATTGCGACGCATGGCAGTAGGCGACAATTCCGTTGTTGACGCTTTAGGCGATTCCAAACGACGAATGTATTACTCGCTTTTCGAACGCCTCAAGGAACTCACCCAGCGCAGGGAATACGTCAACAAGTCTCTTTGGTTTCTATGTCCAATACTTGTTTCTCTTCCTGCTCCCGAGTTTTTCATGTCGCCACGCACAGTTAAAGATATACATGTGAAGTATAGAGCTTATGGTAGCACGGATTTCCGACATCGTGAAGTGTATGGTAGTGGGCACAAAAACAAAGCTGCTGCTGACAACGCTTAGTATTTTCATTTCGCTTCTTCATAGAGGTATGGGGTTTCGAGCTGACGACAACTTGATTCCCCACCTCACCTACAGTTTCCAGCACGCCAACCTATGGCACATGCTTGCCAACTTGTTTGTCTTATGGAGCATCAAACAGCGGATGAATGTTGTATCCGGTTATCTGGTAGCCGTTGCAGCGAGCTTTTTGCCAATGTTTACCGACAAACCTACTGTCGGAATGTCGGGATTGCTTTTTGCGATGTTCGGCATCATGTGGGGCGAGCGAGGCGACTTCAAGGGATTCATCAAGGCAGGATTGCCCGTGATTCTTATAATGATGTTGATACCCAATATCAACGGATTGCTTCACTTGTATTGTTATTTCTTAGGTTATATTTGGTTTAGATATTTGTCATATTGCAAAGAAGAGTTATAGGTTTTAATTAAAGGAATTAGCACTCATGCTTTTTGAAGTTTCCATGAACAGTGGCTCGTGATGAGTCGCTGTTTTTTTATCTTATCTTGTCCGGGAATAGTGCCTGAAAGTCCACAACTGTTCCTGCAAACGCATCCGTCGCAAGCATATTGCCAAGCTCATAGCTCAGCGTGTAGTATTTCCACGGCTTGCCATGCAGCGATTTCAGCTCACACCAGTTCCTGCAATCGTTCGAGCCGTACAGCCTCAGCGCAATCGTCCCATCTTCCGAGTCAAACAGATGCAGTATTCTATGTATCGTCTTCAGCTGCAATGAAGAGCCAAGCTTCAGCGGTCTTGTCGTGAACGTTCCTTCATAACGCTCTTCATCCATATTAATGTCTGGCTTCGACGCAAGCGAGAGCACCGATCCGTCCGCAAGCTGCACAAGGTTATCTGGATAGGCATTCGCTACTGCTATCACGTTGCCTCCCATTTTTTTCTTCGCGAATGTCCTGTCCGCAATCGAGTACACATATTCATAACTCTCTTTCGTGTTGAGTATATGTAGCAGCGAATCTCTGTAGTCGTATGCAAGTAGCGCATTGTCTAAGAATCCAAGAAAGTTTCCGTCGCCTAATGTCACAAACCTTGAAGGATTGCGTCCTCTCAGCCGTTCCGACATGCACGCTACCGTACCGCCCGACACAGCCATCAGTCCCTTCGCAGATGTGAAGAACACCAATTTTCCCGTTGGCGTAATCGATGCCGCATTGTTGCACACCTCTCTCGATATGGGATATGACGAAGCATACAGACCCTCTGCATTCACCGACATTCCGTATATTCCCTCCGTCGTGAATACGATTAACGGGTATTGTCCGAACTGTCCCTGCGATATTGGCTCCGTGTTCGCCGCTATTCCTTGTATTGACCCCGTCCCTACAGTGTTGTCTCCTGAGGCTTCAAATACGAATGGGTTGTTCACTACTGATGTGAATATCTGCGACGACAAGTCTTCATAGGCATTTGCGTCAACTTTTGGCAAAGTTACCGTATCATCTGCAATAAAGTTGTCATATAGCGGAAGCCTATAGAAGGAATATGCTCCGTTCAGCATGTCATGTCGTTTTAGCGTCAAAAGCTGTCCCTTGTTGTTGTCGCGATCCCAAATGATGGCTTCTGTAGCATTAGGGTCTGGATAATAAAACCATGAGTCAAGCACGTCTACAATCTCAATTGTACTGTCCGATTCCACCCAAGCATCCATCGTGTCCGACACCACATGTACATAGAATTTGTATCTGCCATAAGTCAACACCTTCGATGAATAGGTGGTAAACCCGGTAAAACCCTTGAATGGCACACGCTTCACTTTAAACGCATTGATTCTCTTGTTGTACGAATACACCTCTCCTGCTATCATTGATGTCCATCCGTAATAATCATCATTTGGCAGCTGCATCTGCTGAGTGAGGTTTGTTACAACATGGTTCTTTATGGGAGCCTCAAGAAGTTTGTCTTGCTTGATACCATTCACATCAACTGTAAATAGCTTGTAGAATTGTGTGCGCGAAAGCAACTCGTCTATTATTTCCTGCTCCGTTTTAAACTCCTTAGGCAATATGATATAACGTGCATAAAGACTGTGATAATTAAAATTGATAGTGGTAGTAATGTCTGCTCTGCCCGTACTCAAGTTTGGGTAACGCGAACCTACATAGTTAAGATATTGAAAACCGTTAGAGTTGGCTGGCTCCACAAACTGATAGTCCTTGTCTATCTGGAATGGCATTACATCATCCGTTGCAAAGACAACTACTTCTTTTACAATATCCTTCCAATCCTCAATGCCTGGAATAACCACCTTATAATATAAACTGAACATATCAGCAAGATACAAGAATCTCTTGTTCGCGCCACGGTCGTATTGAAATCCGCCTTTATACCACACCACGGAAGTAAGATAACCGTTGCGCGTCACAGAAGGATATACGGCTATTGGTGCAGATATACGTGCGTAACTTCCATCAAACAGTCGCAAGGCATAACGCACAAAGAATGGATAAAGGAAACGATTCTTCTCCTTTACAAGGTTCTGTATCAATGCCACATGACCCGAAACAGCGGTCTGGAAGTCATCAACCTTATCGTCTTTAACCTTAAATTCTACCATGTCTGTACTGTATGGGAAGACAGTAGACGCTACAGGCTCTTCTACAAAGTTTCCATCCTTGTCATATCCTGCATTTACATTTTCCACGTCTACAAACCCCAACAGATAGCAAGCCTGCGGCTTTTTCGTAAGCAGACTGAACGTATTCCCCTCATGTACCGTTTTGAATTTCACTACCGGACGTGGCAACTCAGACCCAAGCAACACATATTCATCCCCTTTTAGCAGCAGATAATACAGTCCCTTGTCCGTTGCCAATACAAGCGTATTGCCCACCGAATTTACAGACAGCACATTCGGACCAATGCTCACAACGCCATCCCCCGTGATTTCGCCCGCGTCATTTCGCTTGTACCAATGTATCCACGACTTGCCTTCATGCTCGCTACCGTCATTATAGGTGATAAGCATATCATAATTAGGTCCTTTATGCACAAAGATTAACGGTTCTGTCAACTCCGCTATCTTCTTAGCCTTCTGTATCGGGTGCATTTCCCCTGCCTTATACACCATCCCCACCGATTCTACCAGCTCAGTGTCGTCTGCCAGCATCCCCGACGGTGATGTTGTTATTCCCTTTGAATATGATAGTGATTTCTGCATATCTATAAATTTTCAATTATCTGTCTCCACCATCTTATAGAACTTCTTAGTCCTTCCAGTACTCCTATATCGCTGCCTCCGTCTTCACTCCGTCCGAATGTCCTCTTAGTCCCTCCGTCGTTCTCCACTTCGGCATTTCCATTTCATGCGTCGACACGTACAGCGCAATCGCCGTTGACATCAGCACGTCGTCATGATTACCCGAACCCTCGATGTTTCCAAGCGAACCGTCTTCTTTTCTCTCATAGATACGTAGCTCATGATACATTTCCGTGTCCGGCTCATGCCAAAGCTTATCATCCACAAACGCCTCAAGGTTGTCTATCAGCCATCCCTTTGTTATCTTGTTCGTCTGGAATCCATACTTGGCAAGTACATTGCCAGCCGTGTCCTCCGGCGACGAACGTCTCTGATACAGATTAGGATAATAGTCCGCTATCTCGTTGATGATTGAACCGAAGTGGTCGCCCTCCGTATTGTTGTTCTTCTCTCGGTCTGCCGTGTTCGACTCTATTACAAGCAGCGCATCATCATAGTAATGTGCAAGAGCAGCAGCCTTCCACGCAAGTACGTCATGTCTGCAATGTCCTCTGTATCTTGCCACCACACGCGGCTTGTCCTTCATCGACGGCATCATGCCCATTCTGTCAAGCACGGTCATTACGGTATAGTCCGAAGTTGAAGACTTGCCGCCAATATCCACGCTCACCACATATCTGTCAGCTACGCGCAGTATCTTGTTGTTCGGCAAACTCCATATCTTCAACTCGCCTTCTCCGTCTTCCCTTATCGCAATCTTCGCTTTCTTTATCGCCTCCGTCGATTTCTCGCCAGTAGTAACAATGTCCGCAAGGAATTTTGGTTTCTTCACCTCTCCCTGTCTCAAGTCGTCGATGGAGTAGGGGTTAAACACAAGGTTGCCCGAGTTTCTGAATGCCTCTTCCTCGTCGATAGGTGCCTCAGTAGCACAGAATGCGTGTGTCTTGAATTTGTTTCGGAAGTTCCTGTACCAGTTGATTGCCTGGAAACAAGCTCCTTTCTCCCACATTCGCCAAAAGAACTTGCCTGTCTCTCTATATCCCTTGGGACAAGTTGAGCGGTCTTTGTTCTTCAAAAGCCACATCGCGAACTCTTTCTCGTCCTCCACTGGCTCCATGTCGTCCTCGATGATGAAGCAGGGTATGAAGATGAATGCGTATGCGTCATTGTTCGATGGGTCCATTGCCAACTGGCAACGGTCATAGAAGAAGCCCGAAGCTCCACGGCCTGTTGACTCAAACACCTCTACGTTGTCTTCTATATTATGTATACCGCCCGAAACGGAAGATATTACGCCTTCTGGGTCATGCTCTGGTGTCTTCTTCCAATATGCCACCTCGGAATAATGGGCACAGTGGAAGTTGTTACCACGCACAGCATCAAAGTTATCAAACGAGGCTATGGTCAGCGTCGAACGTCTCAACGCCTTGTTACCATCCGTCACAATAAAGTCGTCGGGTGAGTTCTCGTATGGCGATAGCATCAACTGTGTTCCTGGGTGTCCAATCGTCCATCCCGGCTGTCTCTCCACCGCCTTTCGGTACATCGCCTTAATCTTCTTCGACGTTCCTTTCACCTGCGACAGTACAATGGCGTTCCAACCGTCACGCCGAAAGTCTTGAATCCACTTAATATACAGCTGCGTCAATGTTGAGCCACCCCATTGTCGTGCCTTCAGGATTACCACACGTATTGCCTTCTTCTTGTGTCTCAGCTCCTCAAACAGATTGATAAGTCTTCTCTGCGGATATTTCAGTCTGAACGGTATCATGTCTCCCGTTCTCTTGTCCTCAATCTTATCCGTCACGAATAAGGCAAACTCTGGGTCTTCTCTGAATCTCACCTTGAATATCTCAAAGGTCAGCAGCTGTCTTAGCTTCTGTGTTTCTTCCGATTCCTCGTCATACTCCTTGTGAAGCACTTGTATCAGAACTTCTTTTATCGAACCGAAATGCTCCAAGTTCTTATACAGCAGGGTTCTCATGCACTCTTTCGGCACATACATCTTCGGAATGATAAAGTCTGGAATCTCAAGACACACTCTGTTCTTAAAGTCATAACAGCCCACGCCCGTCCACGGGTCATACTCACCGAAAATCTCATCATGTCGTTTCTTGTTTTCGGCAAGCAATTTATCTATGTCAAGGTCGGTTATCGTCGTCATATTTTATAATCCTTCGTATTCTTTCAACTCCTCATAGTCCGCATCCTCTATTTTCGGCACAGGCTCTGCCCCTATAGCCAACGGATCATCTGTCTTTGTTGTCGATAACGCCACCAATTCCTGGAAGTCCTTGTTTATACCGACCGACACATTCACCTGCGACTGCTTCGGCACAACATGTTTCTGCATGTCATGATACAGCAGCAGCCACGCTTTCGGGTCATGCTCCGCAAGCTCCTCAAACAGTTCTTCGAATTTATCTTGATTCCTCGAAAGCAAATCTCTGATAAATTCCTTCTGTGCCTTCTTTCCTTTCGGCAACAGCTTTTTCCTATTCTCCGACATAAGAGGTATGTCGTCCAATGTCTTTACCATAATCTTCCTTTCCTTTCTTGTCCATGCCTCCGCACTTCCTGTTCCTTGGTGCTACAACACCGCCCATCAAAATGGATTCAAATGTTTCCTCAACGTTCCCGGCACAACCCTACAGCTCAGCCCTCTTATCTCCGTCTCTCCATCCAATGTGTTCTGCTTCCTATCCATCGTTCTTGGGTCTTTCGACGATAGCGTGATAGAGAAGTATTCATACAACGCTCCATCCACCACATACCTATGAATGGCTTGCACCAACGCATCGTACACCGTCGCGTCCCAATAGTCCGGCATCACTAACATTATCTCTTTCTCCGACCATTCTTTCAGTCCGTTCATCCTCGCCACTCCTTCTGGCTTAGCCACATAAGCCGACAGTATTCTTTCCACCGACGCTATATATTGGTCAAACCATCTGTAGAACATTGGTCTGTGCGAGTCCGCTTCCGATGTAGCCACCTCGGTTTCGCCCTGCGTCTTCCGTGTAGCTTTGTCTATCAGTGAAGTCACAGCATCCACATCATAAAACAGTTGGTCTGCCTGTATATAGATGTGTTTTATGCTATGTCCGTATGCTCTCCGTGGCGGTTGTGGTTCAAGCGGATTTGCCGTAGGTGTCCATCCTCTTTCCCTCGAAGCCATAAACGGATGCAATTCTGAAAATTCCTTTGCCATACCCACATTATTTTAATAGTACTCCTTTGCTACAATCACAGTGAAGTCCACATACACATTGTCCGTATGTCTTGAGAACATTCTTATCTCAGCCACTCCCGTGTTCCGTGGCACAAGCATAAATGTCTTTGGTGCTTCGTTTCTCACTATCTCCACAACACTTGGGTCTCCCGAACGCGCCTCAATATCATCCACCGCCCCTGCATCAATGCTATACGACACAGTTGCGTCTTCATCCACACGCATTGTTATCTCGCCCTCCGCGTCTGTTCCGTCCACCTTTGCCGTGAGTGTTGTGGGGAAATTGATTGTCGGCACTAACGGACCCGACAGCACGAAGCAGCGTCTTATCGCAAGCTCGTCTGCTGCCACTGCCGACTGATACGGTGCTGCCTGGTTTAGGTTGCCTATCTTCAACCACCATTCATAGCACATCGAGTCCTCCACAAACTTTGCCACGAGTCTTGCCAACGTGTCTGTCAGCGAACCGTTGTATCTTCGCGACACGTTTAGCGTAAACTCCACTATATCGTTCGTCTTGCCATTGTAGTATATGGCATTGTCACCTATAGTCTGAGCCGTGGGCACAAAGTAGTCCACAAAGATTATCTTTGCCTTTTCGAGTGCTGTTGTCAGGTCTCTGTCCAACGTGCGCTCATGCACCTCGTCGTCTCCTGCTATCTCGAAGTATGGTGTTCTTTGTCCCGGCTGGGCTGCTGCCTCGTCTATCTTGCCTTTAAGATAGGTTGCCGCCTTTACAGCTTCGATAATGACGGACTTTATAATCTGAAATTTGATAGTCATGATACATTGTTTTTGTTTTGTTAATATCTAAAGCGTAACCGACCCTTCACAGTCCGCAAGCGTCTTCTCCGAACTGCTTGGTGGTGTCTTTGTCATTATCAGTCTCATTGCTGCAAACAGTTGTGTCTGCACGTCCGTTGCATATTTTCCTGCAAGCTCTGGCAGTACCATTGCCAACACCGATTGTGTCACATACGCAATGAGCAGCGACTTTACGCTGTCCTGCGCCGCTCCCGATAGTGCATTGTTGTTTCGTGTCGTGTTTACCTCGAAGCTTATGTATGGCACGGTTTCTCCTTCCTTTTGCTTCCCTTTTTCGGGCAGGTCTCCTACACTATACCCCGACAAAACAGGCGCAAGGTTCGATACCACAAGCTGCGCTCCGTCGATTATACACTGCTGCATAACCGCTTCTTCCACACCGCTTAGTGTTGTCACCGAAAACAGCGTGTCTCCTTTCTGCGTGTTATGATGCTTTCCTATGATGGACAGCTGCCGTTTCACGGCCTCCTTCACATCTTCAAGATATATGGCTATTTGCATGGCTCTACATATTTATATTATTGCATCAAATATCCCTGCGCTCTCTCTACCGCCTCTTGGTCCGCCCCCGGCACAACTCCGTTCTGTGGTGCTTGCTGTCCCATTTCCGCCTGCTGCGCTCTTAGGTCTTCCACTTGGCTCTGCACGTCCTGCAACAGTTTGTCCGCAAACGGCTCGTTCAAGTTCTGCAGATACTGCACAATGTTTATCGCTCCCATCTCTAACAGTCTGTCAAGCTTATCGTTGATGTTGTTCTGATAGCTTGCTGTTGCAGCAGCGTTCTTTATCGAAATCTTGAACATTATGTCTCTTGCCGCCAACCTGTCATACTCCATCGGGTATGTATTGTCTCTATTGAAGATAGGTCGTCCATTGTCGTAGTACTGTTTTATCATCATGCACTTCTTCTGCGCCACGCATTCCGTGAACGATTCCATGTCCTTCAATATCGAGTACAGCGAGGTTGAGGCATTCTGCGACTCCTGCGCATATCTCGATGCCGATGTTCCTGCTGTTGGAGTTTTGCCCTGCAACGCTCCCGACACATTCGACACCTCGCGCATCAAGTTCAGCTCTATCTGCAACAGCTCGTTAGTTCCAAGATTTACGGCGTTCGATGTTATCACGTCTGGTCTTGAGTTTGGCAGCGTTGCCTTTGGTGTATAGAACATTATTCCGTCATACTCCGTTGCCTGTTCCGCAAACTCGTCTGGTGTCATTCCGTCCAATACCTGTGTCGGCACAAGCATCAGTCCCTTTGCCGACGAGCGTATCGCCATATCATTCATGATGATCAGACGGTTGATATACCTCTGTTGGTCAATAACATTACCCATGAATGGGTGTATCTCTCCATTCACATACGGATAGAACTTCACCGTGAATGGGTGCGACTTGAAGTCGTATGGTGTCTCTCCTCTGCATAGCACGGTTCCGTCTGGAGCCATAAAAGTGTAGTACCAATACTTGTCTGCCACTTTCTTTGCCGTGATATAGGCTCTGTCTTCTGGTGGCACACCCATCAAGTCATACTGCTTCTTTCTCTCCACATTCTTTGCGTTCAACTCTGATATCAACACTTTGTCGTCACATTCTATGCGGAAGTATGCGTCGCTTTCGTTTGTCGCTATTGGGTCATAGCATTGGTATCTGTATTTCGTTTCCGTTGTCCACGCTTCTATCACTCTCACGTAATGTCCGCGTTTCGACGGTATGTCGAATGATATGTTCGACAAGTCGTTTGTGTCATTGTGCATAGTCCCTTCCGTCTGACTGTTGTCCGGGTCTATGTCGAATATTCTGTTCAAGTCGTCTATGCTTAGCCCGTACTCTTCTCTTGCGAATTTCTTGTACAGGTCGTTCACCGACTCGTCATGCAGCACACCTATCAGCGACAGGTCAAGGTGTCTCGGGTCTGAGCCTCCTTCCCAAAACACATAGTTTGGCTCTATGTAGTCTGTCCAGGAGTCTTCTATCTCCTGTGTCCTGTCTTCGTATGTCTCTCTGCACACCATTACGCCACCTATCAGATAGTCCTCAAGCGCATGTTTCAGCAGGTCTTCCATCTGTGTGTTCTGCCAGTTGCATTGCATCGTGGCCGACATCATGTCCGACAGGCTTTGCGACGACCGTGTTCTTGCAAAGCACACTGGCTCCGTGCCCTGCTTTGCATACATTCCCACAAGTGTGTTCAATATCGACACCATTACATTGTTAGATAACGGCACAGAGCCTTTCCTTTTCAGGTATTCTCTTTCCGTCATGTCGTAGTAGTATCCGTTCTTGTACACTCTCACCGTGTCGCCCCATTGGTCTCCGTAGCAGTATCTCTTTGCTCTGTCTCGCGTCACGCGCACAGCCTCCAGGTTGTTCCATGCTTGCCAACACCGCTGCAACAGCTCATAGTCCGTCTTCCTGCCGTTCTGTCTCTCCATTCGTCTCTTTACTGAGTCGAATGTCTTGCCCGAACTCGGCATTACACGTGATAAGGTGGGTATCTTTTTCAGCATATTTTTATCTAATGTCTTTGTCTATCAGCGCAAAAATACGCTAAATGCAGTCGCAAAATGCCGTGTTTCGTCCGTCCGCATATACAAGGGACGAAACACGGAAAAACGGACGTAAAAAATTGGGATATTCGCAAGCGTAAACTAAAATATTAAGGAAATGGAAGAGAAAAAGAATTTCGAGAACCCTGAAAGCCTCGAGCTTGTGTATAAGGGCACGAACGGACAGGCGTTAACAACAAGCTTGATGGTGGCAAAGAAGTTTGGTAAGGAACACAAGCATGTGTTAGATGCCATTCGAAATTTACTTAACACGACAGCCGAAAAATCGGCTTTCGTTGTTAGTCAGCAACTTACAAAGATGTTTGCTCTTGTGGAGGTAGAACAGCCAATGCCTGTTGGAGGTGGCGTGAAGAAAGTACCCATGTTCGTTATGAACCGCGACGGCTTCACTTTGCTTGCAATGGGATTCACTGGAGAAAAAGCACTTGCCTTCAAACTCGAATACATCAAGGCCTTCAATGCTATGGAACAGCAGATAAGCCAGGCGGCGACACCTTCTTATCAAATCTCCGACCCTATCAAGCGAGCCGAAAAGTGGATTGAGGAAGAAAAGGAACGTCAGAAGTTGGTGGAGAAGATTGAGGAGCAGAAGCCAAAGGTGGAGTACTTCGACCGTCTTGTTGACCGTAAGCTTAACACCAACTTCCGCGACACCGCAAAAGAGATTGGCTTGAAGCAGAATGATTTTATCAGCAAACTCCTCGACGCGCAATATGTCTACCGCGATGTTAAAGGCAAAATAAAACCATACGCCAGATATACAGGCGAGTTGTTCATTATAAAGGAGTGCGCTGGAGGCGATAAGTGGGCAGGTATGCAGACACTGATTACTCCGAAAGGACGCCAGGTCTTCAGTCTGTTGTTTGGTAAAGAATAATACACCTTATTATATATAAGATATGGCAGAAGAAAATAAAGAAATTAAGACCGAAGCTCAGTCGCAGGAAGCGGCTACAGCTCCTCCCGTGGACGACCGCCCCAACCGCAAGGCTTTCTCCGAGCGTTTTGCCAAACGCCACAAGGACATCGACTTTGAGGATAAGGAGGCTCGCTACGGCGCAATGAACGACGATGCCGACGCTCTCGCTCGCTACGAGGAGGACGGCAAGGCTCTCAGTGAAATGTTCGACAACAACCGTTGGCTTGCAGCTATGGCTATGGACCTCAAAAAGAATCCCGACCTTAACCCTATCCTGTGGATGGCTTCTCAGGGCATCGACATCGGTGCTGCTATGCAGGACGAGGAAATGGGCAAGAAGGTTGCTCAGCAGATTGCCGACTTCCAGCAGAAGAAGGCCGACGAGGATAGTCACGAGCAGGAACTTGTCTCCAATCTTCAGAAGTCTGCCGACGCTATGGAGCAGCTTGGTCTCGACGACGATGCCAAAGCCGACCTTTGGGAAAAGTTCTTCAAGGTTATCGGCGACGCTGAGAACGGCATTGTCTCCACCGAGACATGGCAACTCTTCAAGAACGCCCAAAACTACGACGCCGATGTGGCTTCCGCTCGCGAGGAAGGTGCTATGCAGGGACGCAACGAGAAGATTCAGAACAAGGTCAAGCGTTCCGAGAAGAACGACATTCCTCCTTCTCTCAGTACCAACGGTGGTGCTTCCACCACCAAAAAGAAGACCAGTAGCTTCTGGGATGGCTTAGTCTAATAGTTCTTCCACAAAAATAGAACTTCTTAGTCCTCTTAGAACAACTATAACGTTTATCATTAACTTTTTAAATATCATTAAATGAAAAAGAATCATTTTATCAATTACATCAAAAGCGGACGTATCCTCATGTGGCTCTTCCTCATGCTTCTATCCGTTGTAACTGGCGGCTCGTCGCTCATGGCTGTTGGCGACAATGTTGCGCCTCAGATTGGCGATGAGGGCAACACTCCCGCAACCTCTGCTGAGGTTGCTGAACACGAACACGTTGAGGCTGGCAAGAGCGACCTCAATAGTCCCGGTGGCAAAAAGGATGGTCAGGATTTGACGGGAACTCAGGCTTCATCCACCCAGCTCAAAGAGGGTGACATGATTGACGATGAGTGGGATAATAACATTGTCAAATTCTACCCCTACAAGACTCCGCTTCTCAGTATCGCCCGACAGGTTGCCGCTAAGGTTCCTATCAAGAACTGGACTACCAAACACATGCGCGTCGGTGGCGAGACTCTCGACGGTAAGACTACTGCCGAAATCACTGGCGGCGACACCATCGAGCTTAACTCTACCAACTTCTCTGGTTCTCTCCGTCCGTTCTACAAGTGCTCTACTGTCTACGTTCCCGACGTTGAGGGCTACAAGGAAGGTTCTAATACCGTGCGCGAGGGTATGCTTCAGCTTTACGTTATCGAGTCTAACGGCAAGAAGGTCACTCTCCAGGCTACCAACGGCAAGGCTAAGAACAATGGCACTCCTGCCGACGACCTTGACAGCATGACCTGCCCCGACATTCCTTCTGGTTCAACATTCCTCGTTGGCGCAACAGCTGCAAGCGAGTCTCAGCTTATGGTTCCTCCTGAGAACATGCAGCCTCGCGAGAAGGAGGTTTGTGTGCAGAAGAAGCTGCTCAATATTCTCTTTACTACCGACTTCGAGAAGGTGCAGACCAAGGTGCCTATCACCGTCAAAGACCTCAAGGCTGATGCTATAATGAAGTACAACCTCCGCGCTGAGCGTTCTTACTGGCTTGGTGTTAAGCGACGCTTCAAAGTGCTCACCGAGGACGGTGCTGTAGAGGACGTTTACATTGCAGATGGCATTCTGCCTCAGCTTACCAATGCCTATGCTATCGGAGACGTTCAGCAGTGGTCCGACTGGATTGCTCTCTCTAAGCTTCAGTTCACCGACTTTGCCGAGAACAACCACGCTTACGTCTTCGCTGGCAAGAACTTCATCGAGCGCATGGAGAAGATGAAGATTGAAAAGGATAGCAAGAACGACATCATCAATCACGACGAGTTCGACCTTACCTTCAAGCGTATCAAGGATACTTTCGGCGTTTTCGATGTTGTTTGGGATCAGACTCTCGACCTTATGCACATGGAGGACTTTGCCGTTATCATCGACCTTAAGGCGAGTCGTCGCTACGTGCGTGTTGCCAATAAGGAGCGCACCAACGACATGTCTAAGGGTGCAGGTGCTATCCGCGACGCTAAGCGTTGGATTCACGAGGAGGCTGACTGTATCGCTCTCCGTGGCTACAACTCTGTGCTTGTTGGTCCTGAGGATAAGATTTCTAAGCTTGGCATGTCTACTCTTCAGACTATCACCTCTGCTCCTAAGTTCCCCGAAACTCCGTCCAACGGAATGAAGGTTGCCCTTACCGAAGACTACACTTCTGATGATGTTCAGTACGACAAGGGTACCGTCTACTACTACAATGGCACCAAGTGGGAACTCTACAAGGGCCAGGACGTAGCTGTCTAAAGATTATTTTATTTCCGTAATAAATTAGTTGTCCCGATAAGTCCTCGCTGAGCAACGGCTTTGCTCGCTAATGTCTCAGCGAGGCTTATCTTTAAAA